TTTGAATCAGAGTTCAAGCTTGAGAGGCTGGAATGGCTTCCTCGGCTCGATAACGCCTTCATCGGCGAGTACATCCATTTGTTTCGACAGCGCCACCATCTTTTCAATCATGAACTCTGAGTAACCTGGGACAACCTTAGCAACGATATCCTCAGCAGGTTGGTCAGGATAGTAAGTTATCGCTCCACGCTTCTCACGACCTGGCTTGATGCCAACATTTACTCCGAACAGCGCCATGATCAACTTGATGATGGCCTCAACGATTTCCATGATCTCCTTGTGCGTCATTACCTTGTCCGTGCCATTCTTCGCCTTCCTTGCTTTTACTCTGAGTCGGAAGACGTTGAATCGCGGTGACTCCGGGACGCAGGTGATGTAGTAGTAGCCTCGGATTGCTCGGAATTTGGTTTGTCCGTATCCATCTCTTTCAGAAAGCGCTTTGTAGCCTCTATGTCGCTTTCCAATCTCAACCTGAAGCTCTTGAAGTCTGGTTTCGTCATATCTGATGCCCTCTTGTTGGGTTAGTTTTGAAAATGTCAGCCTAGTGGCCTTGAGAAGACTGCCAGGGATTATCTTGTCATCCAGTTCGTATTTTATCCCAGTAGGCTTGCCTCCCTTATTGTATGTCAGATGGATGTATACATTCTTTTTCCTAAGTAATCGTACCAGATCAAACATGTCACCGTTTTGCTCTTGTACATATTCAACAGTACCACTTACTATTCCAAGCAACTTGCGCTTAACCGAAAGTTCATCTTTAACTAGGGAGCCATATGCTTCAGCTCTTGTCATGTTCGTATTCCAAGTTTCAGTTGGTTTCGCTGCCTTAACCAGACCAAACATGTCTTCGATCTCGCTAGCAAGTTCACATGCCTTTAAGTTCTCTCTTTGGGTATTACCGGCCAGATTGTATCCAAGCTCTAACTTAATTCGATTTGCAGTTATATGTATGTGGTGATTGTTTGTGTCAGTGTGTAGCGCCACATAATACTTATTTGTTTTCAAATTAAATCCAAGTCCAACTAACATATGCTCTGCTGCTTTAGTCCATTGCTCCTGGGTGAGCCTCTCACCCGGCGCCAGCGAGAGGGACATGTGGAAGACTGGCTTCACCACGCGGCGGTTGCCGAACTCCAGCTCGCGGAGCTTGGTGGCCGTGTCGATCTCGTTGAAGACGTCGTCAGCGGACTTTGAGGTGCCCTTGACGAGGTCTCCGAACTGCAGAGTGCTGATGCAGTTCGATGTAATAAAGTGAGAGTTGGCCGCCTTGTATGGATGGTCGTGCTGGATACCCATAATGTAGTAGACCCGGTTTTTTGAGCGACCTGTGTTGCTCTGGTAGATTTTAGGAATCATGTTATGCGTCCTCCCCTTGGTACTCCAGTGCTTCCATTTCGTCGTCTGCTTGATTGATTTCGTACTGCCTGATCGATGGCAGAATCTTTTCCTGGATCACGCTCAGATGCCTTCTGATGTCGTCCTTGACCTTACATTCAGGCAGTGGCCCCATAATGGTTTGCGCCAGGTAGTCGAACTCATTTTGCAACAAGAGCACATCCGGTATTACTAACTTGCGCTGCTTTGGTTGTGCATTGATTACGTAGTCCCGGATGAATTCTGCTGAACTTTTAGCGCCAGCTTCGTCCCTCTTACGCTCCAGTATCTCTCTTTCTCTGTCTGATAGTCTCAACATGATGCTCCCAGTTTTGCGCTCTTTCTGAGCCTTTTTGCCTTCGGTTTCTGTTACTTTTTTCATTTTATTTATCCTAGTTATCTTTTTGTTTTTTGCTTATATAACTAGGATGCCTACGGAGATTCTTCCAGCGCAATACCCGAAGGGTGTGAGCAGTAACATTTTTCACGAGAGTGTATATCACTCTCCCACCTTGCTTCCGTATATCAACCTCCCTTTTTCTTCACCGGCTTCTACCATAAAGAGCGGTACTAAAAGCACAGTTTGAAGGGTCTAAAAAGGATCTAAAGAGCGTCAAAAGGCTTTGTTTTCAAGTGTTTTAGTTTGTAAATTGTCGCTTAGACAGTCTGCGACGGATTTAGTATACTTTTTGGTGTTTTAGGCCCGATTTAGAGCCCTCCACGGTCTCAAAAATGACAGTGTTTTGACCTGAAAATATTTTCATTTAATTGCAAAATAATTTGCGTGAGGATGACTCTGGCCATGAAATCTTTGTTAGCCGTCACCTGCGGTGCCGAAGAAACGATCTCTCTTGAAGGCTAGGGCCCAGGAGTGGATGAATTTCGTTGTTCAACAGAAATCAGTCGAGGGGATCAGTAGTGGTGAGTCGGAAACGAGGCATGGAGCTCCCCTGGTCGCCGTATACGACTCAAAAGGGCTTAGAGGTTGGACAGGGAAGGAAGTCTCTTGGAAGAGCAGGAGCGAGGCCCCAGGAGCTCTTCCAGGATCAGGAAGTCGGCTTAGTCGTAGGTGTGGTTGGAAGCGATCAGCATGCAGAATTTGAGTGACGCCAGCATCGACTTGTAACGCTCGGCCTCTTTGGAGTAATTGCCATCACACCCGTGACGGTCGATCTCTTTCGAAATAAAGCTAAACATCGAAATTACTGTCGGATGGAAGTCATCCGTGAACTTTGCCTGCCTGTAGGAGCCTATGCCGCCGTTGAGGAGGCGCGTGGCCTTGTTGGCACTGTTGAGCCTCTCCTTCACTGAGCGTGGCTTACCGGTCTCCTGGAAGGTGCCCATGTTGCCCTTTGGCTTCTTGCCGAGCACGTGCAGCTTGTAGTGCTCCATCCGGCGCAAAAGATACTTGACCGTAAGTTGATCACCGTTCTTGAACATCTAAATACACCTCTATTGACATATATTGAGATGTTGTCGAATTTTCACTTAACTGTCAACTCTAATTACTGATGTATTGACATACGAAGATATTGTCGAACATTGACATGATGGTAGATAACGATCTAATAAAATGAATTGACTTTCTGTATTTAATATTCAATTGACTTTGAAGTTTGCACTTCTTTTGATTTGTTTTTCTATTTTATTTCTTTATATTTTAGTTTAAAGCTTGTTTTGTATTTAAGTTCCTAAGATCTTCTAAAGCTTCTTAAGCTATTCAAATGTCTCATGGCTGGTCAGCCAAGATCCATTTTTACTGCAATACTTGCACTTGCTTTGCACTTTTAATACGCAGATCAGGAGGTTCCGGTTTGTCTTCAGGCAAACTCGCCCTTACCCAGCTAGCCCCCAGGGGACAAATTAATGTCCTCATCTGGGTGACTGCTGGGTAAGGGCTTTTGATGATTCAGAGATGGGCTTCAGCTTTTACGCGTGACCTATCGGATCTCGGAATAAATCAGTGGAACGCATGATGTCTTCACCGTTCCTCGCAGGTGCCCGGAATGACATTCCGGATCGTCTAGACCACCTGCCATCGTTGATGGCTATGCGACCGAGGGTTTCCCCAACGTAGTCGCTCTGCAAATCAACGATCCCTCCCGTCTATGAAGCTTTGACGTACCTAGTAACCTCCTCACAATCACGACTTCGCAAAGCTAGCGTCTGTATACCGCCCCTCGCTCACCGACCTGGCATTAACCAGATATTGCCATTCTGCAAAAGGTATAACGCCTTGTCAACCCCACCCCTAAAAATATCATTAATTGTCACAATGGCGATAAAAAGGCTTGATTTACAACAAATTGTCGAATTTATGATAAATTTCATAAAACTAACTGTTGACAATATCTTTGAAAATATTTTACTATTTCTTCAGTACAACCTTTTTGAGTAAATCAAAATGACCACAACAGAAGAAGTCATCGACACCATCGAAACCCCCGTAATCCCTGACGTCCAAGCCATCGACCCTGCGCCAGAGCTCGATTCAGCGACAGCCGAGCCAACCAAACCAGCCAAGCGTCGTCGCGGTCGCCCACAGGTTGAGCGCCCTGCAGGAATGACAAAAGCTCAATATTACGAGCACCGTAAAAATCTCGACGGCTACGTCAAGGCAATTCTCTGGATCACGCCGGAGGAGATCGAGCTACTCAAGATCTTCCTGGAGAAGCACAGGGCCTATGGCATACTGAAGAACAAGGCTAACGTCATGCCTCGTCGTGCTCGCATTACCAAGCCGGATAGTGAGCTGAGGGCCAAGCAGGAGGCGGAGATCGCCGCTGCGAAAGAGCTCCAGATCAAACTGGACGCCGAAGCACTGGAAGCAGAGCAAGCCTTGGCAGCCCAGGAAGCCTTGGAAGCCGAGCGAGCCGCCGCTGAAGCCATTTCCCTATCTGTCCAACCTGTTGCCTTCTGGGAGCCTCCAGTGACTCTCCAGGAGCTCCGGGCATTGGAGTACACACCAGACGACGACAGCGCGATCATCACTCTGGTGTCCGAGCAATTGATTTAAATTGACAGTCAACGCCAGGCTATTGCCTGGCTTTTATTTTGCTCCCAAAAGCCAGGCCTTTTGCTCTCAAACCTAAAGGCAGGTTGGCCAGGAAAGGAAATATCATGAATACCCAGCACGTGCTTGGCGAACTTATCGACATTGCCGAATACCAAGAGAACCACGCAAGGCTAAGGACACATATCGTCATGGATGATTCGCTCTTGGCCTGTGGTGACGATGACTTCCTTGCATTCAAAGCGGCAGTTCGCCATCACTGGGACGTAAAGATGGAGCTGGAGAGCCTTCTTGATGAGTACCTGGTGCAGTTTGGGTTCAGATATAAGCTAAAGCACAATCACTTCACAAAACTCCACCCCTGGTTTGAGCCTCCACGGTCAGAGCCAAAGTCTCCAAAAGAACTGCATGCGCGTGACACGCTGAGGCGGGCTTACCTAAGGTCTTGGGACGAAAGAGCAGACGCAATATCGGCAAGGCACATCGACCGAAACGAAAGAACCCAGGCAGAATACAAATATCGTCGGGCCGAATTTCGAGCAATAAGCCGAGAGTGTGAACGCAGGTTCGGCTACTTTAGGGAGTTTTTTATGTTTGCAGACGAAGCAAGGGCCTCGCGATGAAGCAGGTCAAGAAATCGGTATTCAACATGTACTCCAGCATGCTTGCGAGCACGCTAAAAAACATCAGCAGGAAGCTTGGGCCCAAGGTCAACGCCCTCCATCACATCGGGCACTTTATCGCCAAAAGTCCGGAGGTATCGAGCTCCATAGGGCTTGAGGTGTCGATTTACACAGAAGAGCACTACTGGGCACGCAACGGTCGCAACGTGATCTTCCCTGAGTCGATCTCAGTGATCGAGAATCTTATGCGAGCGAAGTATGAGATCGATGACACCGAGGGCTTTACCCTGCCATTCCTGTCTTTCGCCGTGGCCATGCCAGCCGGTGTAACCAGCAACGGCTATCGAGTCCCTGGGTTCCTTGCCTCCCTCTCCCCTACCGAGCATGCCGAAGAAAAGCTTCATCCGTTCATCGAGAGCATCAATCTTGATCGTTCGATGTACCAGGCCGTCAACAGGGTCGCGGGACGAGTTCTTGTTGTTCAATACAAGAACCCAACTGACGGAAGCCATGGCAAGATGGGCGTTGAGGAAAAAGACCTTCCTCGTCTCCTGAGGTGTCGTACTGTTGCTGAATATTCGGCAGAGATGCGTGAGTACACCGGACTGCTCGCAAGCAACACCGTGAGCACCGAGGAGGACATGGCAATCCAGTTTTACGCGCTGAAGCTGGTAGCAGCAATCGGCGTTTACAATATGGCCACTGACGGCAAGCGACTCATTGACGGCTTTCCTGGTGCCTCCATACCAAAGTTAATGGGGCACGATGGATCGAGTGGCTTGCGACTCAGCACGCTCCAAAACGTCGCTCAGGCGACCAAGGGAAGTCCGGAAAGCCATTACCGCACCTGGCACTTCCGGCATCTCAGGGCACCCTGCTACTACCGTGGCCAATACGCCGATGTGCCGCAGGGGTCGAGGTATGTGTTTGTATCTGATGCCGTTGTGGGGCAGACCATCGACCCGTCGACCGTTCATTAATCAATAATTATCAATTATTAATCATGGATTAATAATTATTGATCCATGATTAACAATCAGTAATCAACAATCAACAATTAATAATCAACAAGGATTAGATAATGACAGACCACCAAGAAAGCTTGCTCATGATGACTCGCGAAGATGCCTCCCTCCGGGTTCAAGAGCTCATTAATAATCAGCGTGAGAAACAAGAAGGAGCGAACAAGGAAATCACGCTAGGTAGTCTGTCCGTCGAAGATCAGTCGCGCTGGGTAACCCACATGATTAATCAGATCGCAGCGAACAAGATATTGGGCACGCCTAACACCCCAAAGCAAAACGAGTTCGAGGAACATATGAATCGGATCATTCGGGAAAAGAAGGGTGAAGAAAACAGCAATCATGGGTTGTTGCTTGTTGATTACTGCATTGTTGATTGTTGATTGTTAATCATGGATCAATAATTGTTGATCCATGATTATTAATTCAGGCACGTGGGTTGCCGAAGTCAGCGATCATGCAGATCTGCATCAAGATGCCACTACGGCGCTCATGACGCTCAAGCAAGGCATCCAGGTCATCAAGCTCAACGCGCCTCGGCTTGTGGCCCTCAATCGCCCTGGAAAGGATCTGGTGCACCCGGCGCAACACGATGAACCGAAAATCGTAATCGTCACCACGCGATTTCTTGATGAATTCAACTGCCTGGCTGTACGGCATGTCATAACCTGAGCCACGAAGGATCTCAGCGGAGTATTCGACTGCCCAGCCGTCACGCATCTCTTTCGTCATTTCATCAAGACTCATTTCGTTAATGCTACTCATTTTCTACCTCCGCTAAGTCGATGGCCCATCTCTAATTGTAGGAATGGAGCTTAGACCGAAACAAGCATTGTTTGAAGGCAAGAAAAAGCCGACTCAGATGGCCGGCTATTTTCTTAGATAGGGTCACAGAACCCCAGTGTCACGCAATGCCTTGAGGATGATGGCGGTCACGGACTTCTCGCCATTCTTGGTGCGTTTGTTGGCTGCCGCCAGATCCTTAAGCTTCCAGGAGTCCGCCTCACTCAAGCAAAATGACATTGTGATGACCTTTTCCACTGTAGGTGCGACCTCAGTGACCTTCTTGATCTTCTCGCCAGGCTTGGCCGCGACGACTAGGTCTGCCTGCTTGCCTATGAGGATATCTCGCTCAGCATCGCTCATTTTCGGCTTTTCTTTGACTTCATACATGGCTCAGTACCTCTTTAACGAAGTCTCGCATTTCTGCTTTGGCCATGCGGTTCTGCATCTCGGTTACGCCCAGGCCGCTGTAGGAGGTGTCGATGTAGGCTTGACGATGGGAGCTGATCGACTTCATCAACTCTAGGCCTTCGAAGCCTGACGTGGAAACCACGAAGTTCTGGCGCTCTTTGTGCCGAATAACGTGATTCGTGGTCGCCATGGTCTGATAGATCAGCGTCTTGAGCTTGTCGTTGCCGATGGTATTGACTGCGATGTCGACTTGATCGTAAAGCGCGCTGATCGTGTCGGTGTCGTACCCGGAACACTTATATGGGGCAACAAGGATGTCCGCGATGGCCATGGCCGTAGACAATTCCCTGGTGACTGCACCCTTTACGTCAACGACGCAAAAATCGTATTTGCCTTCAAGACTACGGATGAATGGAGACAGGTTGCCGTCCCGGTAAGCGACTGTGACCTGGGCGAGAGAATCATCGCCAAGCGCCTCACGCTTCTTGCTCCATTTGCTTGCTGATAGCTGGTCGTCAGCGTCCAGAAGGAAGACGCTACTCCCCGCCTGGGCCAGTGCGACTGACAGGCATGTGGCGGTTGTTGTCTTCGATGCGCCGCCTTTATTGCAACCCACAATGATCGTTTTCATCTCATATCCTTTATGTTTATTGATTGTTAATCCATGATTACTAATTATTGATTCATGATTGTTAAACCATGATTATTAATTAATAATTATTGATCAATAACCCATTATGGCATGGAGCACAGCTCAGTCAACCCTTGTTTGTAATATATTTTCGTTGATCACAAAAAAAGCCAGAACCCGCGCAGGGACTGGCTTCTAGACATTCACGTCGACGTGGAGCAGGGCTTTATGACGCAGTGGTGCAGGATGGGGTGACGTTCGGATTGAGCTGACGCAACTTGTTGGAGCCGATGATTTTGAATGCGTAATTCTTGGTGACGCCGGCAAACTCGGCAGCCTGCTCAGTCGTCATGCCCTTGAGCATCGCTGTTCTGAGGCTTGCGAGCGTCCTGGCGCCCTTGTCACGAGTGGAGTTGTACTGACTCGGGTTACGCTTCTTTTGCTGATCGTGGTTGGTGAACGGGATGCTGCCATGCATCTTAGCCAGGACTTCCTTGGATGACGTTGCGCCGATCTCAACTTCCTGGATCTTGCCACCGGAGGCAAGGAAGGCTTCGACGGCTTTGTCGAGCTTTGCCCGACCGGTTTCCTGCATTTCTACGTAAGCGCTATTGAACATATATATGCACCAGAGCGCACCATTGCTGATGCGCTTTCAGCAGAGGCCTAGGACTCAGGAGAGGTAATGGCGGGGAGCGAAGGGGATGTCGTCATCTCCGGGGCCATCAACGCCTTGCTGATTTTGCGGTGCTGGAGTTGGCTCCGGGCTGCCTGCTTCAGCTTTGTCGCCGGTCGCTTCCTCATTGTCTTTGCCACCACCTGCGAATTTGACGTCGATGCAACGAGCAACCAGGTTATAGGCCATCACGCCATCTTTGCGCTCATACGGCTCAACGTGGACGTCAGCGGCGGTAAAGTAGATTTGCTTACCAACAGTCATATAAGGAAGCAGGCCTTCAGCTTGCTTGCCCCACACGGTGAGTTCAAGCCACTGAGTTGGACGTTTGCCGTCCTTCTTAATGCCGTACTCATATGCCACGGGGATCGTCATAACTGACAACCCAGCAGCGGTCTTATTAAGCTTTGGCTCACGGCCAACACGTCCGAGATCGGAAATCATTGTGTAATCCTATAGGGGGTAAAACAGAGGTTAAACAGGAATAGAAGTATGGGATGCTTTGCGCTCGAGAATACGAATCTTGTCGTAAGCACTTTGAGCGGATATGGCAAAACCGACGCATCGTTTGGTAACGGCATCGAATATATGGAAGAAGTCAGGGGATGCAGCAGTTGCGAAATAATGCTGGGTCATTTTTATAGTCCAGAAGTCATTGTGTGGCCGTCTATTCCGACCTGTCATTTGCTCTTTCGGCAACTGGCGCAACCACCAGGATGGATGTCTCAGCCTAGCAATTTACTGACGTAATGGGCGCTTGCTCATCCAGTGAGCTGGGCCGAAGGTAGAGCCCGCTAACCCACCAGTGCTCCCGAACCGCCACGGTGGCAACAATCTTCACTCCAGGCCAACATAGCACCTATTTCAGCCTTGTCAATATATGCATAATGTTTTTGATGTCAAATAAAGCTCTGATTCGACTGAAAAAATACTTGAAATATTTTTGAAATAGGTGTTGCACTGGCCTGGCGAGAGTATGTAATATGTCCATATGGTCACTAGAAAAAGGAAAACAATATGAACCACCTAGTACATTTCAGGGAAAAGGCAGGAATCTTCCAGGCTGACCTGGCAGAGGAATCGGGCGTGTCGCAGACTGCTATCTCGCTCTACGAGCGCGGAATCAGGAACCCTCGAGAGAAAACAGCCGTTCGCCTGATTAATGTGCTCGTCAAGCACGGAGTCTCATGCACCATCGCTGATGTCTTTCCGTTCCTGTTGCCACATGCTGAGACAATGCGGATCATGCTCATCAGACGTGAGCACACGCGCCAGGAAAACATCAAGAAGAATAAAGGGATCCGTGGTACTGTAAGTGCCTGATTTGCAGACAAAAAGAAGCCCGGAAGAACCGGGCTCTAGCAAGATTTACTGCTCTGGAGTTGACGCTCCTCGGCAGTGGAAGACAAGTAAATAACCACCAAGCCACTTAAATGTCCCAACAACAAGGAATACCCTGATGTCAAGTACGACTCTAGCAAGTAATATCATCGAATGCAATATTACACACAAGGCCGTCGAGAAAAAACTTGAGCGCCGCCACGACAACCAGTACATCCCTATCGGTGTGTGGCTCCATAAAGACCTGTCCATAGCCGAGAAGGCTCTCCTGGTCGACATCAACGCATACGCCATTGAGCGTGGGTACTGCTGGGCCCCTAATGGTCTCCTGGGCGAATCCCTCGGCCTCTCGATCTCAAGGACATCTGAGCTCGTCGCTAGCCTGCAAGCAAAGGGCCTGATATCCATCGAGTACATCAAGGATGGCAAACAGCACCTGGAGCGTCAGATCAAGGTCAACCCTGAATTCGACTTCCGTGCGCCTCCTGAGTGGTACGAGGAAGACGAGTCGAATCCGACCGCCCACAAGTTCACTGGCGTCAACATTCCCCTCTACATCTGGGAGAACAAGGCTCTGAGCATTGGTCAACGCATGATGCTTGGCCAGATCGCCCTGCTCGAAGGAAAGATCAAGGGATGCTTTGCGGGCAACCAACACTTCTCAGAGCTGTTCGGCCTGTCAATCCGCCAGGTATCAAGGATCATCTCGTCCCTTTCAGAAAGCGGCTACATCATCATCCAACAGATTCGGGCCGACAAAAAGTGCGTAGAGCGCAGGATCTACACGGTTCGAGTGCCTGTGGATAAGTCGACTTCAGGACATAATCCGAATACCCCCCCCTCTCCGGAAAATGACGTGAACCCCTTCGGAAAACGTCCTGAACCCCTTCGGAAAGTGTCTCGACCCTCTTCGGAAAATGTCCAGGATAAAGATGCAGTTAAAGAAAAAGATAAAGAAACAGATAAAGACACAGGCCGCGCTGCGCTTGCCGGCCTCAGGAATAAATCTTTTCTGATCTCTTCTAAAAACGAAAATCAAAAACCAGAGCAGGAGGTTGGACAAGCAAAGGAATCAGTGAAGCAGAGCAAGATCAACAACCAGCCATCCCTTCGGGATGAAGGGACGATCTCTCATGAAGCAAAGGGCCAACCGGCTCCAAGCAAAGCGATCACACCGCGCCAAGTCAAAGATCTGTACGACAAGGTACTGGGCAAGACTCTGTCGAACTCAGGAGCTCTGACCACTCAGAAGAAACAACAACTCCTTTCGCTGATCAACCTGCCAAGCTTGAAAAATCAACACACGGGTTCCGCCGTCGCTGAGGCCGCGTTCTGGGCCGAGCTGTTCAACGCAGTCAAGGCAACCCCTTACCTCATCGGTCGTAACAACGACTCAGGATGGGCTGCAGACTTCGCCTGGCTGACCCAGGAGCGCAACATCATCAAAGTCCTCGGCGGTGTGTACAACAAGCGTGACAACGCCTTCTACGCTTCGGAGAAGGCCCCAAAGCACGTTGCGCCTTACAGCCCTGACGGTGTCGATCACTCCCGCGCTGGTCTCAAATCGGCTGGCAAGATCGCCGAGGGTGTCTTTAAGCGTCAACTGACTGATGCCGAGATTCTGGAAATGGCTGAAGCACAGGCCAGCGGTTACTAATCGATATGAAATCCAAGCCGGCTCAAAAGTCGGTTTTATTTCATACGTGTAACCATTTATGGCGACAAAGCCCATTTAACCTTTTATATACTCGTGTCAATACCCAAAGGTGCTTGACATGGTTATCGCTACAAATGACTCCGGATATTGCATCGTATGTCGAATGCAGGAACAAGAAACGACTGGTGACGTAAAGCCACACATCCTCAATGGCAAGTCCACCCTTATCAATTATCCAGGCCCATGTCCTGTGTCCTTGTGTGATACCCATGGCGATATTGAAAAGTTTCTGGATGCTCAAGGCCGTTACGTATTTATCGACATTTTTGGCCTGGATCAGGATCTGATCAACGTGCTTAACGGTATGCCAAATGAATACTGAACCAATGGGCAAGCCTTGTCAACACTGCGGCGAACCACTTATCAGCTTTTCCAGTTTGTATCTGCGCATATGCAGCGGCTGCCGTCGTGAGATGGCCTGGATGCTTGATAAAGGCCAGGTGCCGAATATTTCGTCTTCCAGAGATACCAGGAAATCCAAAGAATGAAAGCACACGAGTTCTTGCAAAAGGGCCTGGATCACATGCGTGACCGAGCTGTGACTTACGACCAGCCAGAGGGCGAACGCTCCATGGAATCGACCGTGGGCCTCTTCCAGGCAGCAACAGGCATCGACATGACGCCAGAACAAGGTTGGCTGTTCATGATTCTCCTCAAAGTCGTCAGAAGCCAGCAAGGCGCCTTCAAGGCCGACAATTACGAAGACCTAGCTGCCTACGCTGGCTTGATGGGTGAAGCCGCTCACGAGCGTCGTGCATGAGTCCCGGCGAAAAGGCCCTGGCGCGCCATCTCAGAGCCGCTGGGATCGAATACACCCAGGAGTTCAGATTTGCCGCTGAGTCCGTAGGAGGCCCTGGAGAGGGCGTCAGAGAGCGCTTGGCGACATATGGCCTCAAGGATTGGCGTTCCGACTTCCTGATCCCGCAGATCGATCTCCTGGTCGAAATTGAAGGTGGTGGGTGGCTGAAGAAGGGCCGGCACACCACAGGCGAAGGGTTTGAAGAGGACATGAGGAAGTACGACGCGGCAATGCGAATTGGTTACAACGTTTACCGATGCTCGCCTGAGATGGTCAAAAACAAGATGGCGATCAAAACAATTCAAATCCTTATCCGGAGCAATTCAAATGGCGGTTAGAACAATTAGTGATGAATTGCTCAAGGAGACGCTTGCGCAGATGTCAGTCGCAAAGGCGGCCATCAAACTGGGCATCACCGAGCGCAATATCTACACGCGCAAGGCAAAGATGGCACGCCAGGGCTGGAGTCCTGACCACGGCATGACAAAGACCGTTCCGGACGGATTTCACTTAAAGGGCACCTCGACCCTCTACGATGAAACCGGTGCGATCAAGGCGCAATGGGTCAAAACGAACATCGACCACGAGCGTCAGGAAGAGTTGTTCCGTGCAGTAATTGAAGCGATGTCCGAGGAAATCCCTCGATTGTCGCCGATCAAGGCTCCTCTGAAGACAAGGTCGGATCTCTGCAATCTGTACACCCTCACCGATACCCACGTCGGAGCGCTTTGCTGGCAAAAAGAGGGTGGTGCGGACTGGAACCTCGAGATCGCGGAAAATACCCTCGTCGAGTCGTTCCGTCAAATGATGGCCGGCTCACCCGATTCGAGCACTGCGGTGCTGTGCCAGCTCGGAGATATGCTTCATTACGACTCGCTGGATTACGTGACCCCCACGTCAAAAAACTTGGTCGATGCTGCCGGCAATTATTCACAAATGGTCGCTGTTGCTATCCGTATTATTCGTAAAATTGTCGATATGGCGTTGTCGAAGCATGACAATTTACATGTAATTATGGCCGAGGGTAATCACGACCTGGCCAGCTCGGTTTGGCTGCGCCAGATGTTCGCTGCCCTGTACGAAAACGAGCCTCGGATCACCGTAAACAACTCAGAATTGCCGTACTACGTGTACCAACATGGGTCGACAATGCTGGCCTTTCACCACGGCCACAAAAAGAATAATGGCTCTCTGCCACTGTTCTTCGCCTCGCAGTACCCTCGCATCTGGGGCGACACCACCAAGCGATTCATCCACACCGGCCATCGCCATCACCTTGAAGTCAAAGAACATTCCGGCGCCAAGGTCGTGCAGCACCCTACCCTCGCAGCACGTGACGCGCACGCTTCCAGGGGTGGTTGGCTGTCGGATCGCCAAGCGTACTGTATTACGTACCATGTACAGTACGGTGAGGTTGGTACGAATACCGTGTGCCCGGAAATGATCGAGGCGCTTGCATGAAGGACGCAAAACACGTTCTGAGCCAGTGGGGTCGGTGGACTTGGGAGTCGACGGGTGTGCCACGGTACGTCTCCCCTACCCTCATCGCGATGCAAGCCAACCAGGTCAAAAGTCCGACGAAGTCGCAGATTGTCGACTGTGATGCTGAGCGCATTTCGGCTATCATTGCCCGTCTTGATCGTGCCCACCCGAAAGTATCGGAATGCCTGCACCTGCACTACAGGTACGGCCTGACTCAGCTTGAGGTGGCGGAGAAGTTGGATCTTGGCCGCCAGAAAGTCCGAGACCTGCTAATCCAAGCAGACTGGTACATCCAGTCCGAACTTGATCGTCTGTCGTAAGAAATTTTGACTGCAAAATATTTCAAGGGAAATAAAATGTGTCGCAAGTGTGATGAGCTCAAGGCGCGTGGCATCGTGATGAAGCCATTTGATATGGACAAGGCGACTCGTGATGCCGCAGACAAAATGGCGGAAATGATCAATAACAGTGTCCTGAAGGATCTGATGGATGCTGCCGACGCCCTTGATGCGCAACCTGTGCCATCTTCGGGTCGCATTGTTTTCGATCCAGCCGGGAAACTTCTCGGCATGCGTGCGGCAAATCCGTACAGCCACATCCCGAACTACAACCCATTCAAGCGGAGTCAAAAAGTGACTGAAGAAAAAGCCGTACCCCCAACCACTTCCCTTCCTGTCCAACCTCTGCCGGAGGCGCTTCTGACTGATGAGGAAGAGGATTTCCTGGCTGCTGTGTCGGCCCAGGAAGTTCCCAAGGCCTGCGATATGGATTCCCAGGGTTGCGAGAGCTGCCAGTAGTGCTAAAGTAAAAATGTACGCAGAGCATAGGTTCCGATACCCCATCATCGGGATGACTGCTAGGTTGCGAAAGAAAGCAAAAGTGATAAAGTAAGGCCTGTTTCCACGAGTTGGAAACAAAAGCTCCGGCACCTGAATGGACTGTCGGAAGCGATTCCTGGCGTAAGCCGGGGAAGCAGCGCAAAAAGAACGGCCACTTCGGTGGCCGTTTTATTGTCTGCAGGTCGCAAATTATTAATCAATAATCAATAATCAATAATCTGTAACGTAAAAAACCCCCGGTAACATTGCCAGCGTTACCGGGGGTGAAGTTGTGTTACAGGTGTTACAGGTGTTACAGGTGTTACTTGTTGGCTTCCTTGAGTTTCGCCGGGATTACCAGCTTCTTGGCCGCGATCTCTGACAGGTTATTTTTGATCAGTTGGAGACGATCAAGCTCCCGGCGCTTGGCATCGGAATCAAGGTCGCTATGCTTGATATCTTCCTGGGCCTTGCTGATCTTCGACATCTTCGAGGAGACCCCTGCGAGGATCTTGTACTGGCCCATTTTGTCTTTGTGCTCTTGTGCGTATTCCAGCGCCTCCTTGGCCTTGCCCTGGTCACGCAATTCCGTGGCTGTGACGTAGGCACGCTGGGTTTCGGTCAGCGCATCGTAGAACATGCCGGTGTAACGGTTGTAAGCCTCTGGCTTGCTCGTGTCACGGTAGAAACGCTTGAATGGCTGGTACTCAAACACGCTCTTCGACGCGCCCTTTTTGCCGGAAGCTGCATCCCAGATGGCGTCGACCATACCAGCTCCCCAGCCACCGACCTGGCCCAAGTAGCCGTTGATCAATGCATCAGCCTTGACCGGCGAGATCGTGTCGCCAGATAGCTTGGAAAGCCCTTTTGCGACACGGGTTGTGTCCAAACGAGAGCGCATATCCACATCCATTTTCTGCATGTTTGGCGTTTCGATTGGGCGGCCACTGAACGAGTTGTAGTTAAAGTAGGACTCCATTGCTGGGCCAACCGCCTGAGGCACAGGACTGAAACCAAAGGTCTGCGTAAGGGTAAACCACATGGCCTTACCGAAATCTTTCGGAGTAGCCTCATCGTCGATTACTTGCTCGAGCAACCTCTCAGTCAGAGTGGCGATAGAGCCAACCTCGAACGGTTTCGGGATGAAATAAGCATTGTCGCCGGCTCGGATGAACCAGTACGAATCCTTTTGCCAGTCATCCAGCTTTTTGTATTCCTCGTCGTCTTCGTTGACCATTCGCAGCATCATCGAAGCAATTGACAGTGCGCCAGTGACAACAGAGAACCTGGCTGCTGCAGCTTTGTCGCTCGCCGTGCCTTTGCCGAAGATTGTCTTAACGGTTGGCACAACGCCACCACGATACAGCTTGTCGAGGCCTTGGATACGGGCGTTCAGGAACGGTACGGTGCGGATCAGGAACCTGGTTGCTGCCCACGAACCGTTTGCCGAGAAGTCCATCAGATCTCGGGCCTCAAATGCAGCAGCCAACTTGCCCTTGGAAAGGTTTTGCTCCCAGATTGCTGCACGGGAAGCGTTTTCCGTTGCCTCCATGATCGCCCCGTAGGAGTGATCCCAGCCCTTTTGCAACATCTCACCGACTTTCGATGTGTCTTCCACGATCTGTGCTTTCGACATCGAGTCTTTCATCGTTTTTCGGATGGCCTTAGCATCCGTCGACGATGTGTTGCCATAGTGGAATGAGGCGCCAGAGACGATCATGCGAGCGCGTTTCTCACGGTCTTTCCACACAGCGATACCCTGTGCAGTGTTCTTCAACGGGTTAAACCCTACCTTCGAGGCAGCCGGCGCAGCCAGGGCATCACGGATAAGGTTGGCCACGATGAACTGCGGTGTGACGGTGGTCGACTGTGTGAACACCCGCTTGAACCCTGCCATGGCGTTCACGACCTTGCTATTAGACCCAGGGTCGATCATGGCAGCGATGGCTTCGAAAACCAGTGGGTCGTTCACTTCGTAAAACACGCGCTTTCCGTCACGCATGATGTACGTACTGGTATCCCAGTCACGCTCGTCAACCGTGACTTCCTTGGCGATTCCGAGCTTTTCAGCGTTCTTCAGCGCCTGAGTTGAAGCCACGTTACGCAGGCTGTTATCGACCAAGTGGTGGAAGTTGTTGATAGTGTTTGTCAACAAATCGTTAAGGTGCTCGGTGCCGCCTTTAAGTTGTTTGATGGCGTCGGTACGAGTCAGGCCTTTTTCAGCGGTTGGGCCGTTGTATTCAGGCTTCTCCGCAACCCGATAGAACGGCACGTAGAACTCATCGCGCCACATCGCACGGGTTTCAGCTGAGATGACACCGGTATTCTCAGCCATTTCCAGGACGTCGTCGCGATACTGTTTGAATTCGCTGTAGACATCACGGTACAGGCTTGCACGATCAGCACCGGACTCCGTTTTGCCAGCGTGGTAGTTCTTGAGGACGGCGATTTCCTGATCGTTCAGGAGGTTTTCACGACCCTGTTCCTTGAGGATTTCAGCACGGTTGCCAGCAATCCAACGGAAGAACCTGTCGATTTCGTGAGCATCGCCCAGGCGATTGAGCACAGAGCCAAGGCCAAGGCTGCCATCCCCGCGCATGTCCATGACCTGCTCATTTGCGTCCCACTTGACGCGACCGTAGTTCAACATGCCTTCAATGACGCCGGCAGCAGTCGGAGACATGCGGGCACGTACCCAGGCGCTTGAGTGGATAGCTTTCGACAGGAACTCCGTACCGTGGAGTTTGATGTCCATTTCCTTGAGCGCAGCGTATTTGTCGACAACGCCTTGGCGGAATTTCAGGCCGGCGCGGTCAGCTTTCCTGCGGAAGTAGTCGAGTGCAGACTCTTTGACAGGGGTGCCACCGGTCTTGCGCCAAACCTCGCGCTCCAGCTCGGTCATGTCCGACTCAGCGTTGCGGAACGAGGCTTCGTTCTGCTTTGTCAGCCAGCGGCGGGAGCGCTCAGCCAGGGACAGGATGTCCGTGTTCGACCAGCGTACTTTGTTCGGAAATACGGAGCGCAGGGCTGAGCGCATGCCGGCGATGAACCGATCTACGACAGTGGCTCTACCGCCTTTTTCGATGATGCCAGCAACGTATTCCTCAGCGATGATCGAGCGTTGCTCAGCCATCGTCTTGCCCTTGAGGCTCGATGCGTATTCGGCACGAATCCTGTCAAGTTCCGCCTTTCCAGCAGCCTTGCTAGCTGTAGAGCTGTAGATGCTATCCATCACCGGGGTAATGGTTTCTTTCAGGACGGCATGGATACCACGGTGGCCAACCTCTTCATGGACAACGGTCATGATCGCGTCGTCGAGGGTCTTGTGCGAGTTGGCAATCACATAGGACGTGCCTTCGTGATAAACACCTTTGACTCCATTATGCAGGCCGTCAGCGAGAGCCTTTTCACGCACCTTTGCAGGCAAGGCGTCGAACGATGGGACGATGTGTACGGCCTCCAGTTCTTTTTTGCCCTTGATCGCTTCGCGCAGCTCTTTATCCTTGCCTACGCCATCGCCCTTGGTTTCACCATCAGCCCGACGATAGCGTGCGATTGTTTCGTCTGTTGGACGAATGAAGAACTCACGACCAACTTTGACGACTTTGTGGGTGTCCTTGAGGCCGAGCATTCCCATGGCATCCTTGGCGGAATCCTCGTTTTTGTACCGGTTTTTGCTGGCTGCATCAAAACTGTCGGCCCTGGCTTCATCGCCCAGCAGGTCTGCTGCAGATTTGGTTTTCATGGACTCAGGCGATGCTTCTTTTGCCGCTTTGCTTCCAAAGAATGGCTTTTTGGTATCACCTTCTTTGAGCCAGGTTTTAAAGCTCTCTGCAGGCAGCTCGGATACCTTGCCTACTTTCCAGCCGGCGTCGAAATTCGAGCGATAAGCCTTAATGGCCGCTTCTTTGGAGTCGTAGCCCATCATGACTTTGTGTTCGTCGAACTTGCCATCAGCCTGGTGGATCTGATCAACGATGTAGACTTTGTCCGAGCTCGGGTTTTTGCCGACGTACACGTCGACGTGATCGCCGTCCGCGCCAGTGGTGCCGCGAATGTACCCATAATGATCGGACATTTTGTGCGACCAGACCTTGCCGTTGCCGTCGATTCCGCTTCGTTTCGAGCCAGCCGGATTTTCTACAGAGACATTGAGGCCATGGACACTGACTTTGCCTTTTTTGTAGTTGCCAGCCTCGATCTGCGCCTGCGTAGGTGCGGATACATCATTGCGATCAGAGGTCGCCGCCTGGTGCGCCGCAGCATCGAACTCGTCGGAAGCAACCTGGGAGTTGATGACGTCACGCAGCTCAGGCATTTTCATTTCGCCAGGCTGGATGCCAAGGTTTTTGGCGTATTGGCGAGCGACCACCAGGTTGCGATCCCAGCCCTTTGGAGCTTGGATGAGCTCGACCTTCGGCGCAGCCGGCTGCTCTACCGCAACTTCTGGGGTAGCTTCCGGCATTGAAGAAGCTGTATCCACGTTATCGACAGCGAGATCGTCAATTGATTGGGAATCTTCTGGAATGCTTTGTGTTTCCAGTGTTTTGTCATCAATTGACGGCTCTGCAATTTCAGGAATCGCGCCGGCCTCAGCAGTTGGCTTGGCATCGATTTCTTCTGGGTTCATGGCCTGAGTATCGACCGCAGGAGCAGCCTCAGTTTCTGGCGCGATCTCGGATGTGACGTCGTCAGCTGCCGGAATATCCTGATTTTCCTGGGCGACAGCAGGCTCTGCAGTGGTCTCAGGGGTCTCAGGGGTCTCTGCAGTCCCTTCGATGTCGAAACCATTGGCGATTGAGTAGCGAGACAATGCGTCTTTTACAGCTTGATACTCTTCATCGCTGATGCCTTTATCTTCCTCGGAAAACAAAGCGTCCAGGTCTGCGTCGGACAGGGTTTCGCCGGAGTCGACCTTTTGCATCACGTCGGCAATAACTGGATTTTTACCCTGTACAACCTCTGGGGTTTCAGCGGCCTGAGCCGGCCCTGCCGAAGAATCAACAACAGGAGGTTGGTCAGGAGAGGAAGTGGTCTCTTCTTCGAACAAGTCCGACACATCCTGAGCAGGAGCGGCATCAGTCGACGGCTTGTGCTTGTTGAGTGGGTTTTTGTTCGCAAAGTCGATGATTTTGGATTCGATGGAATGCTTTGCCGAAGTTGCGCCACCCATAACGCCACCAGCTACGGCACCCTTGGCACCTTGGTCGAGCGCCTTGGCCTGGTCAATCTCCCGTTCCATTGCGACGTCACCGGCAGCAGACTGACCATAGCTCTCTACGGCTTCAGCAGGCGTATCCGCAGCGACACCTTTTACCACGGCCTTGATCAAGCCTTCCGTGCCAGCACCGACCTTAGCGGCACCACCCAGACCTGCAGCACCAGTCACCGCAGTCAGCGGCGCGACGATCAATGCAGCTGTGTTGGCCCGTTCGGTAGCGTAGTCGTCGAGTTCCTGACCCTTGAGACCATTGGCCTGACCTTCGACCAGTGCTTCCTTGTATGTGTCATGGTACGACTCTGGCGTCGACATGAGCGAGTTCATCGCGCCGTAACCAGCTGGAACTGCTGCTTTTGCTCCCAAACCGGCTTTTACCAGGCCCTTGCCGATCAAACCACCACCGACAAGCATTTGCGGGATCTGCGGCAGGGTTTCGAGGACGAGGCCGGCAGCCTGGCCAACGCTTGGCGCGCTGAGGGTAATGTCGCCATTTTCGTCTTTGCCGACAATTTCCTTGTTTTTCATCGCCCGATAGCTATCAGACTCGAGGGTGTCAGCGTACTCGAGGGAGTCGTCGATGATACGCTTGGCTTTGCCGGTTACTGGGTTAGGCGCAACCATTTCAACGGCATCAGGAATCCACTTGATCGAGTGGATAGTGCCCTTTAGGGTGTCCATCGCCAGGCCACCAGCCATTTGGCCAGCAGTGATCTCGCCGTCAGCAGAATTGTCTTCGAACTTCAGGCCTGTAACGCCAGGGTCTACAGGATTTTTGGAGTCCTCGGCGTACATATCCCAGGGTGCGCGCACTTCTTCGGTGCCAGCGCTGGACACCGGGGCCTCTGAAGGCCCTTCTGTTTGTTGATATTGCTCCCACGGGCCGCTCATATCAGATTTTGCTCCAGTTGGATTGTCTTGCTGGGTCTCCGCCGTGATACTTAAATCCATTGATTACTTCGCCTGGATTTGGAGTTTTCAAGGGCGCAGATCGTTTCGGGGCAGCAATAGCTGGGACATCAATCCTAACAGATGCACTATCGTCCTGTTGAGCGGCAGAACCGTCGTATTTACCGTAAATTGACTCTTTCTGAGCTCGCAATGCATCAGACTTAGACTGATTGGCTTTCTTTTCCTCGTCAGACATTGTCCATGCGTTGTCTTCAAGATTTTTATCAACACCCTTCAGTTGCGCATTGATATCTTTCAGGCGTGCATTGTCGATAGCAGATATCTTGACCTGACCTTCTGCTTTGGCTGCGGCGGCTGCCTTAGCTGTTACGCCAGCCTTCCGCTCACCAGTCAGCGAGTTTTCTTGGTAGCGAACACCATCTTCGTCAACGCCTTGAATCCACTTGCCTTTGTCTGTAGGCGAAGTTGTCTTATTGCCAGTATTTCCTAGCTTAAGTGCCAGAGGACTGTCCGGATGTTCGTCGATAAACTTCTGACGTGCCTCGAGCGTCTGAAGCTCACGATCAGCAGGGCTCACGGTCGCTCTCGAGGATCCCTGGCGGCCAAGACTAGGCTTGAATGCGGCCTGGTAAGCCTGCTCGTCAGACATGCCGTTTGCCCGCAGGAAGTCAAAGTTCTGCTGCTGAGCAGTACCCCTTTGAACTGGAGCTCGGCCAAGGACTGGATACAACTTGCCATCCTGGTCGCGCTGCATGACCGAGCCATCAGGGCCGTCCACTTGCTCATACGACTTTGTCTGAGGCGCCATGCCAATAGCTCTTGCATATGCGAGCTCATTTGCTGACAAACCTCCTTGCTGGCTCCTCCTGGCCTGAATCGCAGGAGCCAGGGTCGATTGCAACGATCTGGTGGCCTGAGCCGTATTGACGAGGTCAGCGATAGGGATCTGCATGATTTCGTCGTCGGCATCTGCGCTTCGACGCTGAGTCATTGGCGCATGACGCTTGTTGCCGTCAGCGTCGGTAACTTCGAGATCCAGCACAACGGTGTCCGGGGTCTTGCCTGGGAAAATGCCAGAGACACGGCGATGCAGGCCATCGTCTTTTTGGATTAATGGCTGATAAAGTGCGTCGAGGTGCTGCGCGGTTTCGTCGCTAAATAGCGTGCCCTTGCCCTCGGCCAAGCCCTGGGCATAGTCCGTGGCCGCGATGGTTTTGTCGTCTGCGAGATGATCGAACTTCATCATCGGATTGCGCTTGTAAAAGTCCTGAACCTGCGGATCATTCTCGTCCACATTGATGCCATTCATTTTTGCGGCGATCAGTTGGGTGCCGAAATCCTTGTCCAGTTTACGCTGTGCAGCGGTCTTTTGGATGTCATAGTTTTCCTTGCGCATTTGCTGCTCGGTGTTTGCACGAGCATTTTGTTCGCGGCCACGGATAAACCCGTCAGCCATTTGAAAACCCTGGGTGAAGCCTTCCAATCCAGCCATTAGTTGCCTCCCGGCAATGTTTTATTCACATGAAGCTGCCGAGAAGGAAGCCGATACCTGCGCCGATGCCGCCACCGGCAGCCTGCCCCATCATTGTGCTGCCGAAGGAACTACCGATCATGGCGCCACTGGTGGCCAGGCCGATCTGAGCCTGCTGCTTCTGCTCTTTACGAGCGTCTTCTTGCGCCTGATTGAGCTGTTGCTGCTGCTTCTGCTGAGAGGCGAGATTGGTGAGCGAGTTCATGGTCTCGCCCTTGAGTTGCTGATTGAGGCCTAGCAGTCCGAAACCCATTAGTTCATTCCTGTAGTAGGTACGTTACTCATGCCACCAGAGCCCGCCAGGACTTGATCCTGCAGGTCACGAGCCGCGATCTTGGCTTGGTTGTACGCACTGATGGAATCAGCCGCACGGCCCACAGCAAGGCCCCTGGTTTCGGCTTGTTGCTGTGCACCATTTAGCGCCAGGCCCATGCCAGCACGTTGCATCTGCAAAGACTTGGCCGTGTTGACGCCGGCAATGTTGGCAGCGTTGGCTGCAATAGCGCCCTGCTTGTCACCGTAAGTGGTGTCACTCGCGAAGGCAGCCGCCTTTTTGGTATAGGGTGCGTAGCGGGCTTTCCAATCGTCCCATTCCGCCCTATACATCACGCCCAGCAAGTTCTGCGCGCCATCATCGCCGCTAAACGCGGCGTTTGGATCCAAATAAAAAGCCATGGATTAGTTGCCTCCCAGGTTCAGGCCAGCGCCCAGCTTGCTGTTGTTGTAAGCATTCTGTGCAGTCTCGCCAAGCCAACCATTACCGGCAGCTGCAAGGCCCACACGGGTTGCTCCACCGGCCAGAGTACCCAGCAACTGCAAGTTGGATTGGTTGCGGCTAAATGCCTGTCTGGAGTCGGCCATGGCGTCTTTGGACGAGGCGTTTGCAATGTCGCCCAGGCCGTTGGTGGCCATGGTCTCTTTGCCAGCACCGAGCGCGATGACGTTCTGCAGACCCTTGGTCTTTTCGATCTGCTGCTGGAATTGCGCTCGGCCCATGGTCTCACCGCCGTTGCTTGCGGACTGATCTGCGAGCTGGGTTTGAGTGCCAATGAACCGACCGGAGTTCGGATTGATGCCGGCCTGGCCGAGCTGTTGCGTGACCTTTTGCGTGTTATTGCCAAGGCTTGCCTGGTTCGCTTGGTTGGTCACACCGCGCAAATAACTGTTACGTGAGGCTGAGTCGAGGTCGTCGACACGCTTCATGTACAAGTCTTCTAATGGAGCCAAATTGTCTTGCGCAAAATTCCACTTTTCAGCCGCAATCTGCGCCATATAGCGCTGCTCAGGCGTGTCCGTGATCTTGGTGTCGTCGTCGCCGCCGCCGCTCATGAGCGATCTCCCGTGTTTAGTTTGTCGATGTAATCAACCAGGGTTTCGTCGTGAAAAAAGCGGCGGATCTCAACCGACACTTCCTGCATCCAAACGTACCCACCAACGATTCCGGCCACCTGGACAACCACGCTTGTTAGCTGGTCGCGAAGCACGTAGGCCAGGGTCTTGCCGTGACGGTCACCTTCACGCTCAAGGTCGACTGAGTCTTTCCAGTCTTGCAGGGCGGAGGCCATCATTGCGCGCAAATGAACGTCGTTCGCTCGGTAAAAAGGATTCGAGGGGAGATCGATGAGGGCCAGAAAAAAGGCGTGATGGATCGTCGAATCTGCGACGGGTTTGTCCCTGTCGATCAGATCGTCGAGGGTTTGCGAGATGCGAAACAGGCTCTCGCAAAAGACGACAGCGGACATGTCGTTTTGCAGCACACCGCGCAGGAAAGTGCGTTCTCTGGAGTCTTGCATCAATGTCTCCCGACATGGATTTACTACACATTGACAAGTGTATCAGATGTGTATTTTTGTGAATATTGAAATATCAGATATATTTGCAGTGACGTCTGGGCATTGCCACTCAATTGACAACATATAAGTCCCCGCAGGAACCGATTTTGCAAATGCCATTTTAGGCGAATAATTGACATTGACGGTAAAGTCAGAGGATACCGATACCCCGTTTAGGAGCAGTCTAACGTCGTGCGGAGTGGCATCAGGGCCGCCGATCTTGGTGTTTGCGATGACTTCCAGGATGCCTGGAGAATCGACTGTCACGACCTGCGAGACCAGCTCGACAAAGGCGCCCGTGCCGGCCACAGGCCCTGGGATCTCCTTGATCGTCGGGGCCACGACCCGCTTACCAAGTTGCTCCGTCAGATGTTCGAAAGAGATCTTTTTTACGAGAGCGCTAAGTATCTGAGTCGTATCGTCATTTCGTGTCGCAAGTACGCCACTCGAAGCATTAAATGAGCCCTCCACTCCCGCAGTGGTAGTAAAGGAAATCCAGTAAAAGAACTCTGAATGATCATCAAAAGGAGGAATAAAGTCAGCAGATTGGCCACCAAGGGACTTTGCCACGATTCGGGCGGTTGATTGATTGTTTTCGGTCGAGCGATAGATGTTCGTGCAACCGTGGTTTTTGTAGGTCGGCAAGGCCCAACTGAGGTTGATCAGGCCAAAGGATCCGGGTGTAGCGACAAGGCCCTCAGGCGCCGGTGGAGCCGTAAAATTCTTGGTCAGATCATCAACTGTAGGCGCGACCAGGCCGGCCTTGGTATTACCCGCAACCTTAGCCTTGGCGAGGCCGAAATCGACGAGATCACGGTGCGTGACTTTACGATCCAAAGGGTCGCCACGGACGCCCTCAGAGATCTCGAGATTCTCGACAATTGACTGCAATAACGGCCTAAGTTCCTGAGGGATTTTTGCCGAAACTGCAGGAAAAGATGTTTTCTTTGCCATCAAACAAGCTCACTTGGGGACGATGCAACCTGGATGGACTTGATCTCTACATTGCCGGCGAGCTCAATTTCGATATCCCTTACCCCTGAAAAACCTGGTGGCAGTCGGAACATATCCCGGCTGGTGACCTGGGCCTCGAAGAACTTCTGTCCGTCACCGTACAGGCGAAACGTCGCTGGATACTGCGTTGCAATGAGCTTGCCACACGTCAAACCCGATGCGCCAGGCGGCACTTCGTAGATCTTGGATTTCCAGCGCATCTTCATTGCGCCGCCCTTTCTCCAGCCATAAATCTTGCCGGCGTCAAGGATGTAGAGGTCGTCCTTGTACAGGTCGTAGTACCCGTAATCTGCCTTGATGTCGTAGAACTGGAAGCCTTCATTTGCGGCAAAGCTAAAGCACCCTCCCTCGTAAAATGCGAGGTATTTGCCATCGTGGCGATAGGCATGGATGGTTTCTGGCTTGAGCTCTTTCCACTGATCCGCCGTCATCGCTGCCGCCGTCATCAGGCTTGCATCACCACCACTGATGGCAACCAGGCCTTCGGTGCTTGCGTACACCGCAAAGTCGCCCATGTCGACGATGGATCGGCCAGAAACGCAGGGGAAATCGCAATCGATGATGTTGTCCGACATTGCCGAAGGGGACGACCCGGAGATCACGTGTGGCCGGCCCTTGGTTGCGACGATAATACCGCCCGAGACGGCGCAGATGCCCATGATTTCATCGGTAAAGGCGAGCTGGTAAGGCACCGGCCATGCGTGGGGGTAAAAGGCCTCACTGAAGCACAGAGTGTTGTCGAAATACCCCGCCAGGAATCCACCAGGAATGTCCTTCAGGCCAACCATCCGAGCATCTGGCGGCGCCCAGTCCGTTGATGGCAGGTTTGTCCCCAAATCTTCGCTTTTAACGTCGTCTTTGAACGTCAACTGCGAAGCTGGGACGTCGGCAACGAATTGAAAAACGCCGGACGTTTCGGTGCGGTAGATCCTCTTCGTCACGATGTTTTTGTAGCCTTCCGGGATCGCTGGAAGGTTTAGATTTACATAGCCGCCTGCCGGCGAAGTGGCGACTGAATCCCAGCGCTCCGCTCTCTCGCTTGGCGCAGATGGAGGGCCCTCCTCACCGAATCGGGTGATGTACGTAATGACGTAAGCGGTTTGCACTGACGTCAGTTGGGACTCGACTGCTGGGCGATCCGGGTAAGTAAACGAGACGACGCCGCGCACCTGGGGCACGCCAACGGTATCATCACCACCTCCGCCGCCTGTGGACAGAGTGGCGCCCAGGTTGGCAGTATCGACCGAGTCGGTAAAGTACGATTGCCAGAATTCAAGCTGGGCCACGAGCCTGTAGAAGCCGGAGAGTTCGGCCCTGTAGATTCGCTTGTAAGCAACAGACGTGTAGCCAGCCGGGACTAACGGGAGGTTAAGAAACACGAAACCGCCAGTCGCTCGACCAGAAACGTCATCCCAACGCTTAACTGAAGCGCTCGCGCTGGATGGTTCACTCTCCTGGCCGTTTTTGCCCACAAATGTCATCACATACGTGGCGTCAACAGAATAAGCTTCAGTCTCTTCGCCACGGTCTGGCGTAGTTGTTGTGATCTGGCCGCTGACCTTCTTGGGGATCTCCGTTGATGGGTCAACAACGGGCTGTGCGGGCAGTTCAGCGCCAAGGCTCGCAGTCGGAATGTCGTCGACATAAGTCATCTGAGACGCCGGCACGGACGCCACGAACTTGAAGACACCATTGCCCTCGGAACGGTAGATCTTCTTCGACGTAATCGTTGAATTTCCAGCAGGAACTGCGGGCAGCTCGAGGTTGACGTAGCCGCCTGCGGGGTTTTCCGCATTGGTATCCCAGCGCTTTGCATCGGCACTTCTGAGCGATGCGACACCCTCGACACCGCCACCAACAAAGGTCATGACGTAGGCCGCTGTGACGCCAATGTTGGTCGATGTGGAGCTGCGATCAGGGTAGTAAAATGTGACGATTCCATCGGCGTAAGGGACGCCAAGGTCAAAGCCAGACCCGTACACTGGGTACGAGCCAGCGCCGGCCACCATTTCCGGCAAGCTACCGATCTTTGGAGCTCCATCGCCCGTCCAATAGACGCGCTTATGGATATCATCGGCCAGGGGTGACTTGACCACGTCGACATGCTTGTTCCACGAAAACCAATAGTCCTGTGAACCAGAGCGATTGAGGTAATGGAACACCGATTTTACGTTCGGCACCAGGTTCAGGCCGGTAATCTCTTTTGTGCCCAACTCTGGCTTCAAAGTACCCTTTTTCAGGTAGGCATTACGGGCCTCCTGGGCATTGATATCAGGCAACATCGTCGGGTCGACCGCAGGCAGTTGGCCACGGAATCCGGCTATGGCAATTTTCATGAAATGCTCCCGACAATCTGACCATGGTTTTCGATGTTGATAACCGCGCCATTAATGGTCTTGGTGACTTTTGATGGCAAGGACGGAGTATATAGTGTAACTACCATGTTTGTGTATGGCGCAGGGGCCTCGATCAACGTACAAGTACCTGCAAGGCCAGGCTGGTTTGCGTTGCCGCCATTGCCGCCTGTAATAGCCCCAGCGAAATACTCTTTGACATTGCCGGATACGAGCTTATACAGGCGAACAACCGGGCCATTACCGCCATTGGTCAACGTGTTATATGTCCCAGGATATGTGACCTCGGCATATACGTTGTTTACAGCATCGCTAAACAAAGTGCTTCCGTAAAAGTCGCCACCCATAGGAGTTGCGCCGGCACCATGACCACCACTTACTCCAACATCGACCGTGGCTCCGCCAGGCTTGGTGAACCTAACTTTCACACCAGATCCTGCACCACCGGACACAGATATGGTGCCGTTGTTGACGACATTAACAACCGATGGAGACGCACTCGCATAAAGGAGCGGTTGAGTAGTTACTCCGTTACCAATATCGGATCGTGGGGAATACCCGTAAATTGCGCCGTCGTTTACGATAGTAAGCACCAGGTCTGGATAGGTGTTCGCCGGGATCGGGTAATTTATCGCCTGAGTCAAAATACCTTTGTTTGCAAAAACGTATTGACCAGGCACGTCTCCTCGAAGGAAATTCTTGGAGCGAACGTAGTCAATAAAGTCGGTGCGGAAGCCGTCAACGCGCCTTCCTGCTGGGATCTCAATGTAGAAATTCGACAGAGGGGTGGTTACTTTTGTAACTGTGCCCATGGTCTTCTTGAAGTATTCGATACTTCCTGACTGCCAATTGTAGAAGCCAACATGGGTATCAGCGTCAAGGATACAGGACGTATAGTACGACTTACCCTGGGTCTGTGATCCGTCAGCATTTTCAACCAATGGCCAGAATGTATGAATGGACATAAAGCCGTCATAGGTGACAAATAGGCCAAGGTTAGATCTGATTACCGCAAAGTCACCAATAGCAAGGCCATCCATAAAACCATTGATGTTGTAGATGGTTTTGTAGATCGTGTCAGCAGCAATGTCGTACCTGACAATACAGGTACTTTCGTACATGTAGATGTACTTATCACCCACACAGATCATCCCACCAGTAGAAGTAATCGACGAAATTAGCCTTGTCGAGCCGTCAATGAACATCTCATACAACCTGTAGTTGATGCTTACAAACAGTCGGCCATCAGGCGTTGAGCCGCATGTTGATTTGCCAAAGTTGTCGGACGAAGCCTGCAGCAGACCAGGGAAATTTCCTGGGATAGCCACATCGCGGACGGCCAGGGATACCGGATTGATAACTTTGAAGATACTGCGCCCGGTGCTGAACACGACATCCTCGGCGCCAATCGAGGAGATGATTGGAATATAGGCGCCGCTGGCCAGGTTAACGACGATATTGGTCTGGGTGCCATCATAACGGTACAGTCGATCAAAGCCTGTCGCGCTATCAATACCCCAGAAGTATACCGTATGGTTTGTCTTAATGATCCCGTACCCATAAATGGTCGGGTTGTGAATGTTGTAGGTGATTTTGTTGGCAAAACCACTTGGCGGCACAACATCCACCTGACTGTAACGGTGTACGATCAGATAACCGTTAAAATACATGGCCCAGATCTTGTTGGTGCCAGTTGGGGTGACGACCTTGTCGGCAGGGCCGTTATCCAGGTTGAGCAGGTCGGTAATCCCGATCCACGACGACGGCTCCTCGTACTCATCCCAGACTTTGTGCCAGATCGAGTTTTTCTTGACGAACATTTGATCAGCTTTCTTCCAGACGTTGCTCACCTTTACGTGAACAACCTTTGTCTCGTGGAATGCGCCGCCTGCTTTAACAAGTAGAGTCATGTGTATTTGATCCAAATGTCGCCATTCTGACCGTCGCCGGCAACCGGGTCAGCCGTGGAAATCGTCACGTGAGGAATCACGAGGTTGCTGATTTGAGTCAGCGCGGTCTGGGCCTTAGTGTCTGCTGCAACAGCCTTTGCGTCGGCAGCGACTGCTTTGGCATCAGCGGAGTTGGCCTTGGTCTGAGCAGTTCCTGCGCCGGTCAGAGCGTTCTCGGCGGTCTCCTCAACGTCAGTCAGGCGCTGAAGCACTTCGGTCAGATCAGTGCCCTCAAAGTCCCCTGGTGCCGGAGGCGTTGTGCCAATCGTGCCGGCAGGGCCGTCGATGGTGTACATACCCTGAGGCGAGATCCAGATTTGGGAGACGTGAGTGCCATCCAGGACATGGATGATTTTGTAGCGGATGACGTTGATGCCATCGGCATTTGGGCCCTTGTCCTTGGATTCGAAGTAGTAGAACCCGGTCTTCTGAGTCGACGCGTCAGTGAGGGGCTGCAGGGCTCCACCGAGACCGAATGCTCCTACTTTGAGCAACCTTTCATCAGTGCCATCGTAAGTGCTGGTCTGGACGTCGCGTGTCGCAGCCGTGCCTAGTTCCAGGATGTCGCGCATGGCCTCAGCCGTCTCGGCTTTGCTTAGGAGGTTGGCCAGATCGGAGGCATCTGCAAGCTTCGCCTCGATGTCGATAACCTCGGCCTCGAGATCATCAACTCGACTGCCAATGTCGACCACTTCGGCGGTGATTTGCTCAAGGTTTGCAATCAAACCAACGACTTTGTCTGCCTCGGCTTTTGAGTCGGCAGCACTTGCGGCGCTTGCCAGTTCTGAGGCCAGGGCAGCGGCAGCACTTGCGGCAGACTCGGCTGCGCTGGTAGCGCTTGCGAGTGCAGAGGCCATGGCGTCGAGAGCAGCCTGGACGGCTTCGTCCCTGGCGTGCATGGCGTTGACCTTGGCGTCGATGATGATCTTGATCGCTTCGACATCGTAATACTTTGTCGACGGAGGCGGCAGCAAGATGATGTCGTGCAGCCAAATCGGGAAGTCGACATCAGGAACGGAAACCAGCTCATCGAAGAGTTTGCTACCGTCCGGATTTCGGGCAACGATCTGGTATTCGGCGCCGGTGGTGCCTTCGATGCTTGGCCACAGTTGCAAATCGCACTCACCGAGGGCATCGGTCGTGGCGCTCTCGACGGTACGGTCAACAAAGCCGATGTCGCGGGTGGTGATACCTACGGTCTGCAGGCGCGCAGTGACCGTAATGCCCTCAGTGAGGGTATTTTCTGGGCCGTATACACGGACTTTGACCGTAACGTTTTTCATGGTGACTCCCGTCAGACATAACGCAATTATGCATTAATTGACAATATTAAGAAAGGCGATATATCGAACAAGCGGGCATCCTTGCCATTATGTCCTATGTCTTGACGTAGTAGGATGCGCCTTTGACTGGAGATGGGGCCTGGCCAATCTCAAAGAAACCAGATCCAGTTACGTTCATCGCGTAGTAGGTCAAGTTGCCGTTTACGCCACCAGTCGACCCACCAACTCCACAATCGCCGAAAACTAGCATGTCGTTGATGTTAAACAGCACTTGGCTGACCATCGTCGTCATTTTCGGTGTATCAACCCACGTTTTGCCGTAATCGAACGAAACATAGCTGTTTGCTTGCAAACTCTTGTTGAAGTTGATCCAGAGGCAGTTATCACGACCTTGACACTTATAGTTTGCTGCGTTGAACGCTGTTGCCGATGGCGCAACGATGGTGTCAGTCGTATAGGTCGACGTGTTCATCGAAAACTGCAAGCCATTGTTGCCAAAATACAACGTCCCGCTGGCCCTGGAGCAAGTTCCAACGTTCATGTCCGAAGCTGACGAGTAGCGCTGAGTCCAGGCATTGGTGGTCGGGTTATACTCGTAAATACCCTTGCCATTGGCAGTTGTAGTGCCACCAGCGAAGATTTTCCCGTTCTTGTCTGCTTGGATCCAGTGGCAGGCAGTAAGAGGGTTGGATGGCGTCAAAACAGCTCCGGCAGCGCCAGTGGATACAACAATCTTTTGCATCGCACCGGTCGTAACAATGACAAGGTCATTGCTATCGTCGATGGACACATAACCTGCAATTGTGCCAGCTGGTTTCGCAACTGCACGATAATTGATGGCCGCCTTCCCGAGCAACAGCGGGTACGAATACGAGGTTGTGCCATCATCCATGTACGCGGATGTTTTGGTCGTTTTGAATGTCGAAAAGGTGTTCTGCTGGCCATATGCCAACGTTTGGTTCTCATATACCGCAATCAACTCGGACGTTTTGTTCGTCCGCATAGTGAGATAACCGCCGACAATATCGCAATCAAAAATTGTCGCAGTTGCCGCACCGATGTTGACCCGGTTTTCGCTGGCAACGTTGACACTGGTCGGAGTGCCTTTTTCGCCAAATGCCGCACATAACTCAGGATATGTAGCTTTAGAGTATGTTTTGCCGGTTTCCAGCCAGCCGGTATGCGTGCCCGTCAATTTGAGAACAAAGTCTCCTCGCTCGGCCCCACTGACTGGCTCGCCTGACCCACCTCCGGTTTCTGCAAGTGCGTAAGCTGCATCTGCCCTGGCTTGGGCAGTGTTTGCCGCAGTTTGGGCGGTGGTCGCCTTGGTATCAGCCGTATCGGCTTTAGTGTCAGCTGTATCGGCTTTGGCCTGAGCTGCGGCGATGGCGGCGTTGACTGCAATAAAAGTTGATTCGGCGTCATCAACGGCGTACTCAACGGCGATAATGCGATCCAGCAATCCGCTATCAGCTACTTGCAAATTGTTGATGGCAGTCTGAAAGCCCGGAACTGCAGCAGCGGCTCCCGCGCCGATGTTGTAGGCGGTTACGACATCAGTCTGAAGTTGCGTCACTTCGGCATCCATAGCCACGACATCGACACTTCCGTCGCCGTCTAAGGCATTTACACGGATTGTCAATGTCGAGACATTTGTATCCAAAGAATCGACTTCGATGCGAAGGGCGTTGACGTCGGAATTCGCAAAGTCTTCTTCAACTTGGGTGGCTTTTGCCAGTGCCAAGTCAGCCGACGCCTTCGCCGTATTCGCTGTTGCCACCGCGCCGTCAACGACCAGCTCCAGGGCGTCAACCTCGGCCTGGACGGTCGAGGCGTCGACAATGCTCAGTAGGGTTTTTATCTCTGCTGGGGTTTCAGCAGTGACGATGCTCCAGCCCTGAGTGGTGATGTCGTTAACCCGTGGATCGCTGCCACCTCCGCCACCGTTTGTTTGCAGCTCCAGGATGTCAGCGGCGTTGGCCTGAGACATTGTCAAAGCAGAGTCTGCGATGCCCTTGGCTTCTGCGATCTTTGTTGTGTGATCTGTCAAAGTCGAGTCGTGCGCAACAGTGCTTGCCTTTGCTTGGCCGGCGATGACTTCAACGGCGTCGACTTCGGCTTGCATGGCCGTAAATGCATCCGACGTGGCCATGTTCGACACTTGATCAGTCAATGTCGCGACGTTGGTCGTCAGCAGGATCACGTCCTGTTTTGTGTTATCAGCAGTGGTCTGAGCCGCATCGGCGCGCTGGCGAGCGTCTACGATTGCAGCGCCATTGGCAGTGACAGCAGCGGTCGCAGCGTCTGCTTTCGCATTTGCTGAGTCAGCGGTTCCGACAACGGAATCCACCTGCGTTTGCAGGGCAACGATATCTTCCGGGCTAGCAAAAGTATCAGGCAGGGCGTCCATCTGAGCCTGGATGATCGCTGCGGTGGACTGAGCAGATCCTGCTGCAAGCAAGGCCGCTTCAGAGTCAGTCTTTGCTTGCCTGGAGGTCGTGTCAGCAGTCTCAGCCATGGCCTCGGTTGCGACCATTTGCGCCGTCATTGTGACGACGGAGGTATTCGCGTTATTGGCAGCTGTTGTTGCCAAATCAGCCGCTTCATAAGCTGCGATGGCACCTTCGTTGGCCACTTCTGCAGAGGCCTGGGCAGCGTTAGCTGCGGCAATTGTGGCAGCGATGGCGTCGGTCACGCGGGTGCTGGAATCGCTTGCAAGCAACGAGTAGTTCTTCGCTGCGTTCTCTGATGCCTTGGCGGCCACTTCGCTGTTATGAGCCCCGGTCGCGCTCAAGGCGGCGGCAGCAGCACTGGCAGCCGCTGCATCTTCGCTTACGCCGGCGTTGGTCTCGGAAAGCTGAGCGGCATCACGGGCCAACAGCGTTTCATCACGTGCAGCGACGGTTACGTCTTTGGCCGCAACAGCAATGTCTTTTGCCGCGACAGCCTGGTCACGCGAGTTGGCCGCACTGATCTTAGCTGCCTGGATTTCAGCGATTGCCGCCTCGTCGTAGTCCTTCGGCACCGGTGGTGGCAGCAGCAGAATATCGTGCAACCAAACAGGCACGTCGGAGGCTGGGACGGTGACCCTGTCGTTAAAGACGACCAAGCCGGTCACCGAGTTTTTCGCAGTGATCCGGTACTGAGTTTCAGAGGCACCCTCGGTGTTTGGCCACAACTCAATCGAGGCCACACCAGTCGCATCTGTCTCACCTGTGACAAGGCTGCGATCAATGAACCCATCAGTCAGGTTCACGCCGGTCGCCAACAATCGGGCCTGCAGAACGACGTGCTGAATGAGGTCTCCATCGGGGTCTTGCACCCTCATCTTTACTACTGTTTTTTGCATCTTTTGACTCCAAAAATGAGGGCAAGGTTGGTCAGGGTGGAAGTCCCGGTTCTTTAAGCGAAGGGTCTCGTTTTGGCTCGTACAGATCCGTACTGGTAGCCGTTTTGAGCCTGGTCGCGAGCGGCGGATTGCTGATCCAGGAATTTCCGGTTATAGAAGTCGGCCAGTTGCGGGTCTTTCCATGGCTGTGGCAGCAGCAGGAGTTTGTACCTGGCCCCATCCATCAATGATTCGCTCCAGCGGGTGATCAATTCGGCTGGCATGTCCAGGCCGATCTTCGGGCGACAGATCATTTGCCCCCAAATGACCTTGGTCTTGGGCTTCGTTCGGAACTCGATCTCGGTCGGGCTGAGCTGGATGTAGTCGATGCCAGGTTTGTATCCCCTGCCGTTTTCGTCCAGTAGACCCATGACGGTCACGGCCTCACCGGTGGCCGGCGCTTCCAGTTCTGCATAGTCGGTGTCGGCTGCGGTGACACATGGAGCGTCACGCACTACCCAGATGTTTCCCTCGTAGCACAGCGTGCGCTGGGCCCAACGGATCATGTCTCGGATGGTTGCCAATGGGCACGCCGGGAACTCGGTGCTGAGCGTAATAGCCAGTTGCGCGGTCGTGGTCATTTCTGCACCTTCATCGGATTACTTGACTCGATGCCCTGGATTTTCAGGCCCAATGCGGAGCTTGCGGACTGCCCGTGGATCTGTGCGCGCTGGGCGTTGGCTTGGCCTTCGGCATCTTTCAGGAATGCTCGGGACAGGATCAGGTCGAGGATGATTGGCGCGTAGGTATCCTGGAGCATGATCGGCTCAACAGAGTCGGGATATGCCTGCATGAAGATGTCGTGCGCCGGCACCTTCGAGTACATGATCTCGAGCTTTGCGTCCAAACTTGCCGGTGGGTAGACGTAGAAACTGCGAGGCGACAGCTCATCGAAGATGTAGTTTTCAATGGTGTCGGTCTCAGGCTCCGAGTGCCAGGTACGCCTCGACAAGTTCATCGCTTCACGGCTGGCCTTCGTGACGATGGCGCCATTGATGTTTCTGATCACGTCGACCAGGCGCTCAGCGCCCTCTGGCAGGTACTGCCTGGTGCCTTTGACGCACTGGAACTCGGCAGTGACTGTGTACGCAGAAGGGTACGCGTTGAGGATCGTGGCGTAGGATTCGTTGAGCCAATCCAACAGCTCAGCGTTCGTCCAGCGCGTGCCCTCGTTGGTGACTTCCTGCAGGATTGCGCGGGCACGGGTGAGGATGTCACCAACAGTGGTCGTCATATCAAATCTCGCGGAAATGGGCCAATTTCGCCAGCTGCGGAGTCCATAGGAACACGACTCCGGTCTTGGTGTTTACGAGGATGCGGTTGGTGATTTCGGGCTCGATATGCTCGACTTCATCAACACTGTCAATTTCCGGCAAAATAAACTCACCGGCAGCGCCGATTACGGTTGCTGGCAATGGGTCTGCAACCAACAAAACCCCATCAATTGCCGCCTGACCAACCTCTCCTGTCAATTCAGGCAGAACAACGTTTGTGGCCAAAAAGGACAGTTCGTCCTCATCGCGCCGGGTCGGAATCGATTCAAGTTCAACCTGGCCTTCCAGGACGTCGAGGATCTCGTCCTTCAGGGTTCCCAGGGCTTTTCTCTTGTCGATTGCGATGTGTGGAAGATCGATCAACAATGCTTCGAGTTCGATCTTGGATTCGGCATTATTGACAGCTTGAATCAATTCTGCAGCAGTCATTTTCTCACTCTCAGTTCATTTGATGTCAAAATGCCGCCCCTTGCGGGGCGGCGGTGTTACCGGGCCTATCAGCCGCGAGCGGCGTAGAGGTGGCCGATGGCTTTCGGGTCGATGACCTTGCTGCCGTACACGTTCAGGCCGCGAACCAGCGAACCGAAGTCGTTAGGGTTCTTCAGCGTTTCCATCTGTGTCATTTGGGACGCAAAAGTCAGCGCCTTTTTGTGACCGAAGATGACGTTGGTGGCCTTTTTCGAAGCCGCGACGTCGTCAACAACGCTCAGGTTGTTGGAGATGTAGACCATGAAGCGATCCAGGCGACCAACTTTGCCGTTGCGGAACACCGAGGTGGTGTCGCCCATTGCGTTTGCGTCACGCAGGTCGGACTTTTTGAGCATGCCGTTCATCCACGCGGGCAGAACGACCCAACGGTTTTCTTCCGGAACGTTTTGTTCGTCCAGGATGCTGCCGCAGTCCACGAGCACGTCCAGGATGTTGTCTTTGGTGATTGCCACGGGAGCGCCGGCCTTGCCCATGTTGTAGGAGCCCGACTTGGCGCCTGCGACATCACCTGCGTTGGCTGCGTCGACGTCGGCGTAGTGTTCGCCGAGGATGTCGGTGTCGATTTCGACCTTCATTTGCTCACCGCCAGCCTTCGAGAACTCGTCCATCAGCTTGATGTCGGCCTGGAAAGCATCGACGTCAAACACTTCGAAAGCGAAGTATTTGGCCTTGTTGATCTGCAGCTCGACCTTGTCGGAAGTCGGCTTTTGGTGCACCAGACCACCACCCACGGTGTAGTCGCGGATGACGATGCCTGGAACGGTGCGGATCTGAACGGTGTCGCCCTGGCCCTTGATCTCGCCTTCATAATCGGTGTTGGCAATCTCACCGAAGCAAGTGCTGGCATATAGAGCAGCCGACATTTTTCCGCTCCAGATCTCTGGAACAAAGCCTACGGTGCCAGTAGAACCGTAATTTGGAACACCACCTGCGCGTGCAACACTCATATTTACTACTCCAAAAACGTGATGGGGATCCGCCTACTTAGCGAATTCGACCCTGGGATTGGGCTGCGAAAATGTCAGCCTCAATTGCGCTGGCCTCTGACGGAGTCATTGACGAGCGCTCCCGGTAGAACTTGCTGATTTCGTCTCGAGACCAGGTCTTTTGTCCTGTGACATCAGTTACCGTGGCGCGAGATTGCTTTGGCTGAACAAGTTCTGCGGGGATTTCCTGCTTAACTGCTGGTTTGCCCCCAAACGATTTAAAGATGGCGACTACGCGATATGCATCACGAGCTTTTTCGGCATCTGTCAAAAGTTGTTGGCGTTGTGCGCCGCTCAGCATGTCTGTGCCACTTAGCCACTCGAGGAATGCTGGGTCTGCGTTGATTTCGCGCCAGTTGGGAAGTTGAACTTCCAGGTCGGTCATGAATCGTGCATATGCGTCTTGATGACGCTCATCACGCATTTGCGCAACTTCGGCTTTAACGTCGTCGAAGTTATCGCTCTTGCCTGCGATGGAACCGGCAACCTTTTTGATCAAGTTCACCAAATCAGGGCCGTACTCTTCGATCTCTGCCGGGGTCAGTTCCTGCATGGCGGTCTGTGCGCGTTGCACTGCACTGCCTTCGGTAGACTGCTCGGCGAGCTTTTGAGTGAGGGTCTTGATTTCTTGGCGCAGCGCTGGGATCTCTGCATTGTATTTGCCTTGAAGGACGTCGAACCGATGGCGCCAGTAAGTGGCGTCTTGGGTCGGAGCCTGGGCTTGTACTTGCTCTTGAACCGGGGCGGATTGCACTTGTTCTGCAACTACTTCGGCAGCGACGGTGGACGCCGGATTACCTTCTTCGCTTGCAGGTTTGTTGATCTGAGCTTGCAACGCATTGGCGTTGTCAATTTGGGCTTGCACTGATGCTGGAAGCACTATTTAGATCCTTACGTCATCTCGACGTTAGTTGTGAGCCAGGGGTGCTGGGGTTCACGTTTTTGGGTTTGGATTCAAAGTCTATCGGCCATAAGACTTTGAGCAGACTTTAAGGTATAAAAGGTATAATGCACTTGGCAACTATTACCTGCGTTCATTCATTTCGTGGAGAGCCTTTCGGCTCTCCGATATTGCAATTCTGAGGTCGGACAGGAAGGAAAGTCTTCCTTGAAGGCGGTAGAGCAACTCCGGTGTTGCCCCCTCCTCCAACTTATCCCGTTCAACCTCACGCATATTGCTGAGCAGGTTCTTGAATGCCTGCCATTCCGGGCTGTTGTTGGACTCCAGGCGCGCCAAGTCCCTGATCTGCTCCGGGGTTAAGTCCAGCATTCGGCATTACTCCAAGTTGCGATAGTTGGGCAACCATTCCCTGGATTTGCAGGAGAATCTGTTGTGTTTCAGCTTGAATCTTTTCAGCGCTAGCAGTCTTAACTTCCGACTCTGCCTGCGACTTTTGTGCCTGCGCCTGCATTTGAGCCTGCTGAGCCTGACCCTGGGCCTCGGCGTCCTTGGCTTGCTGCTCTTGCTGCTCAGCCATTTTTGCTTTCAAAGCGTCTTCGTCTGGGATCAGGCCAGGCAGATCAAGCGACTCGGCAACCGAGCGAAGCAGGCGTGCGCGGCCTTCCATACCAATGATTTGCATGTCGAGGTCATTGGCCGTTCCAACCAGGAATTGCTGACGTGCCTGCTGGGTTTGGTCGCGGAGCAGTTGGGCCGTGGCGCCTTTGGGGATGACCTTGCAGTCGCCCTTGATGCTGACGTCGTCGCTGTATTTCATGTTGTGCAACCAGAGCGAGTAGATCACACGGCGGGTCACACCACGGTCGATGTGGCGTATGGCGTCTTTGATGCCTTTGTTGGCAGACTCAAAGAGCATGGACAAGCCGCCCATTGTGCTGCCGGCGCCGCCAGCCTGGGCATTACCGTAGGCATACCGTGGAATACCGGTTGCGTCGTCACTCCTGGACTCCCATTTGTCGTACACGCCCATGAGTTCGCCGGCGTTGGACTGTGGTTGAAAGAACTCCACGACAGGTCTGGTTGAGCCGGTGCCACTGCGGTCGGTCTGCACTTTCCAGCGCTTGTACGGATAGATTTCATTCGGGTTTTCATCACGAGCCAGGCGGTCTGTCGCCACAACGAATTGCGGGCCGCTCGAGAAGGCCATGTTGTTGATCTGTGCGCGTGCAGTGGCGCAGCAAACGTCCTGGATGTCGGCCATCAGCTCGGGGATCGACATACCCCAAAATGAGCCTGGGATCAGCTGGAACGAGGCCTTATGGTACGGACGCGACCCCATAGGATTCTTGTTGATTACGCAACGAATCACGTGCTGACCGATCAAGATGGCGTCGATTTCGTACTCGCCGAGCGGGTCGGTGATCTGCTCTGCACTCAAGCCCCACTGCAGCAACATCAGGCCCTGGGCGCCGCCCCAATAATGGATGCCTTCAATGGTCTGGCCAGAGTTGTTGAGCCATTCGCTTTGTTTGTCCTCAAGCCTTGCACGCTCGTTGTCGCTGGCCAGCCAGTCGCGCAAGCCGCCCCGGCCATACGCCTCGAGCACTGCTTCAACAGCCTCGGTCTTGTATCCTGGCACACCTCGCAGGCGGTTCAGCGAAGCGCGGGTGTAGCGCTCCCTTTCCATGATGTACGAGCCGTTGTCGACGTCAGTGGCATCTGGAGATGGATAGATGTCGAATGGCGATACCCGGTCGAACATCGGCTTGATGGCCTCAACCTCAGTTGGCTGCCAGCCATCTTGCCAGGCGAGTTCGGTGACCTTTTGCAACATCGGGCCACGGATAAACGCTGCCGGGAAGATGCAGAAGTCGTCGATGAACTCTTCGAGGCACTCGTACCAGCCGCCTTCCGTCAATTGATCGTCAATTACCTTTTCGTGGCGATCTGCGACCTGGCGAGCCTTTTCCTGAACCAAAGCCCTGATCTTGGCAATCGCGGCCTCCTCGTCAATCTGAGTCGGGTTTGCAACCAAACTGCCATTGCCGGCAACAGGAAGCTGAGGTTGGCCAGGGGAAGGAATCTGCTGACCTTGTTGCGGATCGACACCTTCCTGAGGCTGAGCCTGGGCTGCTTGAGCCGCCTGCATCTTCTGGAACTTCTCGTCCTCCTCGGCCTGCATCTTCAGCACAAATGCCTGGACGAGCGCGGGTGGGATGTCGGCCACGGGCGTTGGGTCTAGGCCCCATGGGCGGCCAAGTGCTGGCATAAGAACATCACGAATCCAGGCAGCGGCTGCGCGGGTTTTGGTCGTGGTGATCTTCGGGTAGATGGTGGTGCCACCCTCCTCCGCGATGGTGCGCAGTTTGTCGTCATCGTAGACGCCTTTGTGTCTGCGCTGGCAGTCCAGCAGCCGGCGTTCAATCGGCTCCTTGGCAACCTTGGCGTCACTGAAACACCGGCGAATGTGCGATGCCAGAGAGCTTTCGACGAGAGCAGTTTGCCTTGCAAGGTCGGATTCCTGGCGTGCTGCTTGATCCTCAGCGTGCAGGTCGCTAGCTGATTTGTATTGTAGTAGACCCAGGCCCATTGCCATTTATTTGCTCCCAAACGCTTTAATCAGAGATGACGCTTGCTGGTGTACGCCGTTACGACGTTCCATGGCGCTGTGTCGGATGCCGTTGAGATTGGTCAGCAAGTCGCGCATGTAGCCGATTGGGTCTGCAGCGAATTCTGACAATTTAACGACAATGGTGACGCCCATGTTTTCCTGGAGCTCGAATTTGAACTGGACGGCAGGGATGTCTTTGATGCCCTCGGAGACATTGACGAAGTCGATCTGCACAGGGCCAACGTCGTTGCGGATTCCCAGCGCTGGATAAGCGATCTCGCGCAGTTTGGTTGCGATGAATACGGCAATTTGCTTTGGATTTACAGTAATAGTTGTCACGTATGTGCGCCCCAACGGCCTCTGCCGCGTTGTGTATTTTGCTGTTTGGTGTTTGGTGCAAACGAATTATTCAGTTCGAAAAGACCACTTCTTGCCAGGGTTTCGAACCCTTTTACACCGTGGGATGCCCAGTCATGACGTGGGGTGTCCTTAAACACGCCAAGTTTCTCGTCCCATTCTTTACGATAGCTATCGAGACAATCAACCAGTCTGTCGACCGTTACGATCTTTCCTACACCCGGAACTGGTGGAGCCTTAACCTCTGCAAAGTAGCACTTCGGAAGGAATTGCCTGACCGCCTCGATACCTTCCGCAAGCTTGCTAATGCGCGGAACGAGTTCAAATTTGATCCCAAAAGTCGCCGCAGTGTCGAATCGAGACATGCCAGTACCCAACTCTCTAACAGCCAAGTCGTGTGGGCCATAGTGAGCCCCGTATACGTATTTCTTTTCACTAAGCTTCTCGGCGTAGTGCGCAAGGCCATATCCGGATGCCTCGTAATAATCGATGACATGAACTTCTCGACCAACGATCTGAGCAAAGACGATGGACGTGGCGTCTGACATTCCCAAATCCCAACCGGTGATGACTGGGAGTGCAGGGTTGTATTTCACCTTTGGAGTGATTCGTCCATTCTCGCGGAGCCAGGTCATCTCGGTGGCGTAGTAGGCCCCCTCGATGTTTTGCTCAAACGCTTCTTCAGGCGTAGTCGGGTATTCCCGCTTCATGTCGTCGCCAAGCGTCTTGTCTTTCATGGCGTACCAGGCCTGTTGCTCCTTTGTAAGATCAACGCCCCACTTGGCTTTTACCTGACGGAAATATTCGTGCAGACGGCTTGGGATTTCGACTTCAGCGGCATCCAGGCGGTAGCTTGGCTCTTCGTACCAAGGGAAAAAGTGAAACTTCCACTCCATCTCGGATGGCGCCTTGCCCATCTCCTTCATCTTTTTGGCGTCGTCACAGTATGTGAAAAAGTACCCTTCTCGACCCTCTGCAGTTGACTCCAAAGTCACTTGGCCGCCGAGGCCAACTGCTTCAAACGCACCAGTTACAATCTCTTTCGCCTTTTCCGGGTACTTCTTGCAGATCTTCCCAAATTCGGAAACATGGAGGCGCTGAAGTGTGCCACCACGGTAACTTGTGGACACGCGGATTGACGATCCGTTGTCAAACACATAGCTGTCACCCTTGTCGTTCGCAGGGATCGGCATTCTCAGGCCAATCTCCATGAAGATCGCCTGCCACTGAGCACTTTGACGCAGTTGATCGTAAGCGAACTTGACTTTATTCCTGAAAATATCCTGGGCGTCAACTAAGGTGTGGGCAATACAACCAGCCGAGAAGTTTGGTGTCCAAAGGACGTCGTCTAAGGCGTCAATCATCTCAAAGGTCGTGAAGCCAAGTTGTCTCGCCTTCAAGATTATATCTCGATTATGGCGATCAACAAATCGCTGACGCTGCTGAATATTCGGCTTAAATGTCTTGACCAGGCCCTCTTTGATCTTGATTTTGTATAAGGCATTCAAGCGATACCACTTGTTGCCGAGTGCCCGGATCAAGTCTGCACGCGCAGTGAGTTTCCTGGCTTTATGCAAGGCCAGGTAGGCTTCTCCTTCTTTGAGGATCTGGTAGCGCGTCTTATCGGTCACTCTTCGTCGACCTCGGCCATCAAGTCCGCCAATGAACGGCCTGCTTCTGACTTGTTCTCGGCGTCCATGTTGTAGGCCTGGCGCTCACCCTTAATAACCTTGAGAGTTGCGTCAATACCTGCGTTAAGCGACTTCGAATAGTCGCTGTGGTTATCTTCGTCGACGTCGATCAGCGCCAGGGCGTCGTGCAACTTTGTAGACAAAGTCCTCCACTGCCGCAAAGCCTTACGGTGGTTCATGACAATTGACGCGGCTTCTTCAGCGGCGTCTTCGATGATCTCGGCTTCGGTCTTGTCCTTGCCGGCCAGGGTCACTGGAGTGCCATTGAGCTTCGAGTTGGTCGACTGGCGCACCTGCTCGGTGAGGTCGCGGTTGATGCCGTGACGCTTGCAATGATTCCGAATCGCGGTGTCACTGATGCCGTGGCGCTCAGCGATAGTGCGGATGGACAAAGACCCGGCGCGGTACTCAGCCTCGATCTTTTCCCAGTCCGGTTTTGGGTATACGAGTGTCATTTGGCCTCCTTCGGCTTCATCAGGCAAACCTGCGTTACATAGGCCTGCAGTCCAGCCAGCTGAGATTCTTTCTCGATTATTGAGGCTCTGAGATCGTGATAATCCTGTCGAGCTGATTCAGCGAGCTCGGCGTCTCCACCATCAGCCAGGCGGGGGGCTGAGGTGGGGTTTGACACAGAGGGGCATGTTGCTTTGATGCGCAGCCGCTTGCTACCAGAGGCAACAGCATCGCGAAGAGTGTCGTTTTCCAGCCGCGCATGAAGGAGATCCTTTGCATATTGAGAGTCAATGGCATCACGGGCATCCATCGCCTGGGCAACCTGAGCAGCCTTGGCTTCGTAGTCAAAAACCTTTGCTACCAAATCAGCCCTCTCAGAGCGGAGGTTGTCCAGGTAAGGAATCATCAGGGCCACAGCAAGGGCCAAGGCAATTGTCAGATATTTCATGCCTTGAGCTCCAAGTCATGGCGTGCGCCACCTGCCCGACGACGCCCAAGCGTGCGGTCATCGTCATTGAAGGCGATCTTCTTGGGAGCAGGATTGAGACCTTGCTCACACAATGCGCGCTCTTTAGCACGACGCTTGACGAGACCCGAGAAGATGCGATCACCGGCATACACCCAGCGGCTCAGCTGAGCGCAGGCACCCTTGAAATCCCTGGCATTCAGCATCTTCAGCATCGTAGAACTGGAGAAGTTGCCGACCCCAGCGTTGTATGTGAACGAAGTCATGGCGGCCTCGATATGAGGATCCAATTCGACTTTGAGTACGGATCGAACGCCCTTGTTTGCTATCAAAAGATCTCCCCTGAGGAGTAGTTCGCAACGCTCAACAGTGCTGACTCGACCAACGATTGCGCCCGCTGTGTGGCCGTAGCACTCAGTCGGGATTCTTATCGGGTCGTAGTAGCCGGTGAGTGCCAGGCCCTCGGATTCCTTGACGACTGGCTCTGCAAGGGTGATGGCAGCGATAATGGCGAGAGTGGTGGCTTTAGTCCGGTTGTCCATTCTCGGACTCCCTCAATGCAGCAGCCACCTGGGCAGCGGCGACCTTGGCTTCACGGCGGTCTTTGCGCCAGATGAAGTAAGCCTGAAATACGATGTAGATGATCGTGGCAATTGGCACAAGATCAGTGGTGGTGAGGCCAGAGATGACCGCACCGGTTGCAACAACAGGAGGCGCCGAGCGCACGAATTCCACCAGCGAATTTGCATTGTCTTGAATGTAACTGGCGATGGACACGTCGGCGATTCCTTGAAAAAGGTGCCAGGACTGAACCCGGCGTGTGTGACCCACGTCTCACGACGTTGGTGCGTCTACGTCTCACGACGTTGTTTAGATTCGGTGGCCATTGCCCAAGGCCAAAGGCATTAGCAAAGCTACAAGGGTGGCCACCGAAAACTCATAAAAAAACCCCGCCGAAGCGAGGTTCCTTTGTTCTGAGCGGTAAAACCGCAATATGACTTAATATATCTATTTCATGGCGACACGTCAATACACGATTATTTCATTGATCTCAAAATCGTGGCTTCATTGATTCCGTCGTTAATGGACAGAACAATAGATGCATAATCAGTATCGTCCAATTTCAGGCCGTCGTGAGGGTACTTCCGGATGTGCTCGATAGCACGCTCCATTGTCTTGAGCTCGGCATAGAGGCCAATGGTGACGGAGACCATTTCACGAGGATCTCGGCCAGGCACATCCTTAGCCTTTGTCATCTCGTAAGCGCGATCAATATTGAATGCAAACGATGTCTGTTGCGATATCGCTCGGATGACAGCCTGGGCATCAAGGGCCTTTTGCATGTCGCCAAAGGAGAGATATGCAGGCTTTTCATTTTGATTGATGACGATATTGAAGGCGGTGTTTCTGAAGAACTCGAGCATATCAATACCCTTAAGCAGGACATTCCTGTCTGGAAAGCACATTCATCTTATCAATGAACAGCCAATCGATTTCTTTGGCGATGTCGTCAATTGTGACGCCGCCGATGTCGTCGGCAAACTCTGGGCTTGCTTGCATGAGGTCGACGATGCGGCCAACGGTAGCGGTCTGAACGGCGGCCTTGGCTTGGGCCAGGGTAATGTCGGACTGAGTGCAGATGGTGTCGATTTCTTCACGGATCGCGGTGCGAACGTCTTTGTGCATGACAATTTCCAATTAATATTTGATATCAGTCAATTCGATGTACGCGGCGTCGTAAGCATCACGCGCATTGCGAAACGCCGGGAACGGATAGGCTGATGGGTTTGCGATGATCTCAAGCTTAAGCGCCTCAAGACGACTCATCTCGGCCAGCAACTCACGGGCTCTGGTAACGATCTCGCTCTCACGATCCGAGATGATGCCCGTGGCGTCTGGGAGCAAAGCCCCGAGGTAAGCATGGGCTTCGCGGACGCCGTGCGAGGCTTTTAGTGCAGTAATAGCAGAACCGTCTGATAGATTGTCCCAAATGCAGACGTTTGGCAAACTGTCAATACTCATAGAATCCCATTGGAAAGATCGAACATTTTCAGCATCGCGGCGCCGGCTTCGTCCTGCACTGCAAGACGCTCAACATCGCTGTATTTGCTGGCATTATATCGCATATCTTCGAGTCGTCTATCGACTTCGGCCATCTCAAAAAACACGTCTTTTGCCTTGGATTCGAACACCAGGAAGCCTTGCAAAGCTACCCGGCGCCACTGGACAGCTTTTGGAAGCAAAGCGATGCATTTGGCGGCAAAATCTTTGTCATCAAAATAGTCGATGAACTCAGCGCGGATCTGCTCGGCCTCACGCTTCTGCAACGGATCTTTGCCAAGGAGTGGCCTGCCACCCAGGGTAGCGGCCTTGGCCTTGAAGCCAATCACAGGGTCTTGTGCTTGCGAATCCATCGTCACCCCAAAGGTCAGAGCAGGCCCGAGTATTTCTCTTGCCTTGGAATATAACATGACTGGTTCCTTGGCGTTGATGACCGATATTACACTCTGACTTTCGGGTGTGCAACAATTTATGCTAATTTACTCAATCATCCCGAAGCTCTGATCGACGAATCCAGTCGCAGCCGGTGTATATGATTATGTCGTCTTCGTCGACCCTGACGCAGTTGTCTATTGCCTGGCCGAAAAATATGTTTGTACCCAAACCGGCTTTGGCATATTCGTAAAACATGTCGCCATCCGAGGACTTGACTGTATTCATGGAGATCTGTTTGCCAAGGATGCTGGAAACGGTATGGAAACCGTATTCTGTTACGAATTGGCTTGTAAGGAAGGCGATGAAGGCGTGGGCCCTGGTGCTCCTGGCATATATCTCACGGTTGTCCGCAAAAGAGTATATGCCGGTGCATGGCTCGAGTTGGATGGCTTTGATGTCTGGGATGATCTCACCTAGAGCGTAACCTTCGGCCACTGCATTTTTGAGGATTTCGGTAATCTGTTGATATGCGTTCATTTGTGCTTTCCTATTATTGTTCTTATTGCTTTAGTTTGTATTATCACAAATGAGAAAAGCCTGCGTCAACAGGCTTTCAGTTAATATAAGAAATATATTTAAGTCTATTTCGAGAACATTATGTGCGAACATTTTTATTCGCTCAGGATATTCTTATTACTTGATGAGTTATAAAAGACGCGTATAAACCCTACATGTGAATTGTGGGTCGCGCTTAATGATATCAGTTGCGAATCGTTCTCGGATGTATTTGAAGAATGATGGGGCCATCTTTACCGAGGCCGGGCCGTCATAATCAACTGCACTCAGGATGGCAGAGTCGGCAACCTTGATGGCTTCCTTGAAAAGCTGTTTGCCGCCAATAACAAAGATGCCGGTGAAGTCCTTGTAGGCCGCCAAGGCTGCGTCCAGTGATTTGTGGACGTCGGCACCATCGAACTGGGCCTTGGGCTTGGATGAGATCACGACGTTCGTGCGCCCTGGCAGAGGCCCCCTCAGCGACTCCCAGGTCTTGCGACCCATGATTACAACTGCCCCCTGGGTAACCTGCTTGAAAAGCCTCAGCTCCTCAGGGATGCGCCACGGCAGAGCGCCTTTGAGGCCGATTTGGCCGCGAGTACCATGTGCAGCGATGACGCAGATATTGTTCATGTCAAGCCTAAAGCCAGAGGTTGGACAGGGAAAGGAGTTGGTGATGCTTCCTTTCTGGAGGCTTGTCAATTTACACGAAAACACTGGTGAATGGCAGGGCGTGAAAAAGGCCCCGCAGGGCCTGGTTTATTCGCTGAGTGTGACCCTGATGTTATCGTCTCCCCAGATCCGGAGAACATCGAAAGCCAACTCCTTGGCCTCACCCAGGAAGCGAAGCTGTTCGTCGGTAAGGGCCTTGCCGCTGTCCATGATGTAAGCCACAACGTGAATCAGGGACTTGGGGCCAAACGCAATCCTCGAGGTTACCGGCAAGTCACCGGGAGGAAAATACTCACGAAAGACAGAATGCAGAACCTGCTTGTCAAAGCCATCAGCATTGATGTGGTTGCCGTGAATGGTTTTGTGGGTGATCGAGATCTTTGTGTACATCATGGTTCCTTCGTTGGAGAGGCCCCTCGTGAGGCCCATGGGTGCTTGTGTTATTAGATCGACATCATGAGGTCGTCATAGTCTACAGACTTGAAGCTAGAGTCCAGAAGATCGTCTATTTCGCCCTGACTGAGTTCATCGCCATCCTCGTCAACAACAATGAATCCATCGAGCGTATACGGACTATCAAGACCATGACTTGTTGCTATAAATGAATTCTTGTCGCCCTCGTTGTATTGGTAGCCTTCCTCGTAGGTGACCTTCATTTCACCCAGGATTGACTCGACTCGGCCACCACCGCAATTGATCTTGATGTCATCACCGCGTGAATTTTCAAGGATGTGACTTTCGAGGTGCTCATAAGAGCTGGTGTGGTGCCATTCAAATGATTCAACCATGATTTTGAATGATTCAATTGTGAAGGTTTTCATGAGGATTACCTGATTTCACTCCGAGGTCTGTGTCGCCTCTTCATGTTTCTAATATCTCATATTACAAACTGGAACGCAACACTTATTTTCAAATATTTCATAATCTTTTTTATTCAGAAATAGTGTTAGAAAAATATCAGAAAAAATGTGAAATTAATGTATCACAGGTGATATCTCCATAGGCACACTGGAATTAGTTCACATCGACTAAAATTATAATAAGGAGTCGAATGATGTCCAGAGACCTCTACAAACTCAAAGAGGCACAAACTACGGAAATTGGAGATGTCACGGTCGACCAGATTACCGAGTGGGCTCGCGCCCGTGCGGAGTTCCTTTACGAGAGGATAAAGAGGTCTCCAACACTTGGCAAAACCCGATCCATGGACACTCGGGAGTTGCATATCATCAGCAATGCCCTGGAGGGCGTAAGTCAGCTAGCAATGGCCGCCAAGCTCGACAGTCCCGCCATCCTGGACAGCCTCGAGCGCCTGCGCGCTACGCTCATCGAAAAATCCAGCGCCTACCAGACACCTGAGATAAGATAAAAACAAAGGACGGGGGCTTTAGAGGGCTGGACTGCCACAAAAGGATCTGAGCCCCCACAAACAAGAAGCCCCTGCATGCAGGGGCTTTTGTCTACAAACGCTCTGTCTCAAGGCTTGAGATGGGCGTAATCCAGGTATTCGTGAGTCACGAAGTGATCAGGAAGTAACTCGGCCAGGTCGCTGAAGGACACGATGACGTTGTTGTCGATGACCAGGGCGCCAACAAAGCGGACGTTGAGGCTTACTGATGGCATTACCCTGAGCGACCTCGCCTTCTCTTCGTTTAGTTTGTAGTGCTGGTGAGAGATGATAGTTACACCATCTTTCTCAGATGTAATAGTCGAGGTGCCGAACTTTACATCACCATCAATCCTGATAGTTTCGTATTCCTGACTCTGTGCCCAAGTCTCGGCGAGCATTGCTTTGAATTCGTTGATGTCGAGGAGTTTCATTGCTTTGTTCCTTTTCTTATTAGATCGCATAAGACCATAGTGTCAGAGTGTAATATGGAGAGTCAATACATTGATAATAAATATTTAAATTATTTTCATGTATTGTCAGAGTAGATCGTTATCTACTTTGGATTTGCCCTTGAATACAAAAGGCCCCTGACGGGGCCTCCTGGAATTGCTGGTGATTAGTGGAGCAATGCGCGCTTGCGATCATACCTGCACTGAAAGCACGGGCATGGAGAAGAGTCGCCCTCCTCGGCCTTTTTGAGATGCATTCGATGTTCGTGGAATCCAAGCCGCTGGCTTAGGACGAGTTCATTGCCGTCTTCGGAGGCAAAGAAGTCTGTCATAATGGAGATGAATCCTTCACCTGGGATTTTTCTGTTTTCCTCATGTGCCCGCTTATGCTCAGCCATGCGCGCCTGCAACGAGTCGGTCACCGACTTCATGATCTCCTCGTACCTGCGCTCGATCTTGTCTTTTATGACTTCAGATTTCATCCGATTGTAAGCGTCGCGTGCGGCCCTGGACGTAAATCGGCCATCCCTGCCAATCCGCAGAATGCGTTCCTGCGGGTACTTATTCAGATAGTCGACAGCATCGGCAAAGCTCGTTGGAATGCCGGTTGCGCTGTTGAAGTCAAAATAGGTGATGCCGTCGATCTCAGCGATTTCAAGGCGGAGCATGTTGCGTGGGTCATTGCTCGTTAATACATCACCAAGGCGCTTATTGGCCAGGTCGTAGCCCTGCTCATCTTCAACGACAATCTTGGAGATCAATCCGCCGATGAAAGCGTCAGTGAAATCTTCCGAGGCAAAGAAAATATCCCCGTCGTCGTTGACGAAGCGAATGGTCTTGGCCTCTATGACCTTGTTGGTGTAGAAGCTCTTCCAGAGACCCTGGGCTACCTCGTTAACCGTTTCAAGCATGGAGCGCCGCAGGAAGCGATTTACACGGTTTGGCTTGTGACGTGAATAGGACATCAGATGTACTCGAGATTATGAAAAGAGGGCTGAGCGACATTCCGGGCAATGGCAGCGGCTGTCCACTTCAGGGTCGGCAGGCTTTGTGTATCGACCTGGTGCGAAGCGCCCCCTGTCGTCCATGACCCAAATCATGTCTTCCGGGAACGCTTTAAGGTAATTGACTGCATCGCAGAAATTGAGCTTCACGCCGCCATCCCGCTTGAAGTCAAAATAGGTCTCATCGCCGACCTGGACAATATTGAGGCCCATCATGTCTCGCCGGTCGTTTGTCATCCAGGCGTGGATGAGTGACTTGCTACCGAAATCACTTCCAGACTTTGACGCCTCATAAAGCTTGTGCAGCAGGCCATAGATGAAGGCCCTGGTGAAGCTCTGGCAGCCGTTGAAGTCAGTGTCCGATGGGATCTCGGGAGGCTCAGACTTGTCATTGCGATACTTGCTCACGAGCCCTTCGGCGGTCTCGGAGACGGTGAGGCCCTCGCGTAAGGCCCTCATGAGGAATCGGTTGATGCTTGTTGCTTTGGGGCTGGAAAACATCCTGGGTACTCGATAGGGGTGGATTTGAATTTGAATATATTGACACGTTGCGCCAGGCCGATAAAGACCCCTTTCGGGGCCATTATCCTGCGTTTTATGGCCTAGTGTCCCTGATAGGGCGCATTACGCCACTGCATGATGAATTTCATGCGCTCATCGGCGTCCTTGTAGGTGTCGGCCTCTTGATACATGCAGGATGTGAACTCACCGTCGAGCATTTGATAGATGAGATAGTCGTCGTCGATGTCGTACTCAGCGAGGTCTTGGAAATCCACAAAATGACCAATCTCACGGCTGACATCGAAGTCGTAGTACATCACGCCATCAAGCATGGCTCGCTGCATGGATAGCTTGTCGCGGTCATCAATCGTGGTGTAGACGCTTCGGAGCTTCACAAATGCAAATTCGTATGCGTGCCTCTCGGCTTCCCGCATATGACCGTTAAGGCCGCACAGAAAGGCGTAGATGATGTCATCGTGAGAAGTGACTTGGTGCCCACATTCGTCAACAAAAACCACAGTCTTGGTCTGGATAACCTGACCGCGCTGGAACCTGTCAAGTATGCCCTTCCAGGTCTCAAAGACCGTTTTGTCAGCAGCCAATGCCTCTTTAATTGCGTCCCGTAACTGTTTCAGGCGCTCTTCTTGGTTGATCATCTCTATTTACCTCAGGTTAGCGATGCAACGCATCAATACAGACATATTGCCAATGAGTAATATTGTGGTCAATAGTGCTCGATGAAATATTTTCAAGTGCCCGTAATTATTGAGCCAACTCGCATAGGATAATGATTCGAGAGGAATACTTGATAACAAACAAAAAGCCCCTTTCGGGGCTTGGTGTTGAGCTTTGAATCAGAGTTCAAGCTTGAGAGGCTGGAATGGCTTCCTTGGCTCGATAACGCCTTCATCGGCGAGTACATCCATTTGTTTCGACAGCGCCACCATCTTTTCAATCATGAACTCTGAGTAACCTGGGACAACCTTAGCAACGATATCCTCAGCAGGTTGGTCAGGAT